TCACCCTGTTTTTGTGTTGACGATCACCCAATCTTTTCCTCTGTCATCATTATATTTGTCTGTCATTTTTCTTGATTTATGGCCGAGTAATTTTTGCGTGTCGACACCTTGTTCTCTGTACAAGCGTTCTGATAATGATCTCTGTTCGTGAAAAGTGGGTGGGGATCCCTTATCCCATTTCAGTCCACTTCTGTCACGTGCTTTTTTGAATGTTGAAGTTAAAGAACTGGTTGAAACCTGATCACCGCGGTTTGCTTGTGAGGTGGTATGTCTGAAATGCACAAGATATTTACTGATGACTGCATCCCGGCATTTAGATACAACGTCCCGAAGAGTTAAACCCAGCGCTTCACATTTCAAGTCCAATGGTATGGCTAAACGCGATCCTGTTTTTTCCTGTTCGACATGGAGCATATCGTCCCATATGTCTTTAAACTTCATGTTACAGATATCGCCCAAACGCTGACCTGTTATTATCGCGAGCAACATTCCACACTGGAGGTATGGTTCTTGCTTTTCGGCAGCTTCATAAATAGTTTTCCACTCTTCCAAAGAAAGACGCTGACGAGTGACTTTGTTTCTCGGCTGCTTGGTCGCCAGGGCAGGGTTATAGCCTGGAGGGACATGACCGTTATGTTGCGCTTCTTTGAATACATCAATCAAAACCATGCGAACAACTTGCGCCATACGATTATGGCCTTCAGCCTTAACTGCATCCGTTATCTCAGAGATATCCAATGCGGAAATATCTTTCAAATATTGCATACCGCAATGTTCGCGAAATAACCTGACTGGTTTTGCTTTCTGTCGATAAGAATTAGGTCTGAGTTCACGGTGTTTTAACCGTTCGTCCTGAATTTCAATATACTTATCAATCCACTCAGTGACAGTAATGTCCGTTCTTCTGCCTTTCATTCTGGCAAGACGGTCGTTAACACTAAGAACCTGCCTGGTTCTTTGTTCTGCAATGATCGTGTTCGCTTCGGATGCAACCTTTTTAGCTTCCACTTCATCAGTACCCAAGCTGTGAAAGCGTCCGGAAACAGGATGTTTATATTGCCAATAAATCTTGCCCGTCCGCTTATCTAGCTTGCAGTATAGATTCGGAATTGAAATTTTGTGAGAACGTGGTCTAGCAGCCATCTGCAATAATCCGTTGTAATCTTGGACTGGCGTTTGCCGGAATTTTCGGTTCGGCAAGCGTACCAACAAATCGAGCATTACGGTCTACCATCCAGTAACGACCTACTTTTACAGCTGGAGGTATCATCATTTTGCCTTTAGCGTATTTCTTAAGGATACGCTCACTTGGTGCTTGCGCTCCGAACTCTTCATTGGCCCAGTCGAGTAAGGGGATCATTCGTGACATTTATTTTTCTCCACAAAGCCCGGCTGCACCCGGGCTATAACATCAAATATCAGTGCTGGTGGTCGGTATTAATATCAACCAGATAAACACCCGGAATTACCGGAGAGTTGCCAGCCTGCCCCATTATTTTCTCGTATTCGGAAATCTGATGATCTACTGGTTGTGACAGGTCGCGATATTTACTCTGAAGCAGGGCGACGCGGCTTTCTGTCCATGCCTTCCACATATGCCGCGTGTAGCTGTCAGCGTAGTTTTCGCCATGAAGAAACTTACCCATTGCGAAATCATATTCTTGCCGCTCGCGCCCCCACTTCTTAAGCATCCACGCCTCAAATTCAGCGCGGCCATCATCCGGCACTACCGGCACTGGCTGGGCGCTGTACTCATGTGCCACAGCCATTTGTGGGTGATTGGGATTATTACACGGTACTCCACACACCTCACAGACAGCGTGCTGTATCCCGTCCAGCCTGCGGCGTTCCTGTAGCTCTCGCATCGCCGCTGCAATATCGGTGTAGTCAGTCAAAACTGAATCGTCGCAGATTTCAGCGCGCGCCAGAATTTCAGCTATTTTCCTGTCTGTTAGTTTGTTATTGCTCATCGCAATACATCCTCCACACTGATTAACCCTTTACGGCTCAAATAGTTCATTGCGGCGCCATGTAACTTGCTGTTCGGCCTGGCGTTTCTAAGCGAGTGGGCCAGACGCTTAATCCACATCGTTAATTCTTCCACTTGCTTTTCTGCTTCTTCCAGTTGTTCGCGCACCTGTCGCATATCATCACGCTGAGTAAGTGCCGATTCAGGCATGGAATGTTCGGCACACGGGATTATTGTGTGAACGTCTGAGTATTCGCCGCCGCCGTCACTGAATGCCATTACACAACCACACTTTGATTTGCCGTTCACAAAGACAATTTTGTTACTCATAATGACCGTCCTGCACGTTGCGTAACCAGATACAGACCGCGCCGTCTTCGGTGTCGTGAATGGAACCGACAAACCAGCCGTTACCTGCTGGCGGATCTGGTTGCCACGTTGAAATGTCGCACCCGTCAACGTCAGGATCTATTTCCTCGTCATCCAGGTATGAGACTTTCCATTCCAAACCGTTAGCTTCCAGCCAGGCATTTAACTCGTCTGGAGAGATAACCTCACGACCATCGCAAAACTGTTCGTACAGCGGGTGAGTCCAGTAACCGTAATTATCGCGCTCTACGGGTAATGCAGTGATTTTGTTCATTATCATTTCAGGCGGTCAGCGACCGCCAGCCTCCGTTATGCGGTCACGTTCTCTTCCACGCCAGCGTTTTCGACGACGCTGTACTCACCTGTGATGACAGACGCATCAGCCGGATCGATAGTCAGCGTCTCCTTTTCGTCCATTGATACCGCGCGCTGGATCTCAATGGATACAGGCAGGTATTTGAACAGGCGGCGTATGGCGGTTTTTTTGCCATTTCCTCCCAGTGAGTAACCCACGGGCCGTTGTTACCGGCTTTGCTCTGTGCCCGTACCAGCTCTATCTGTTTACGGGTCATTACCTCAAACTGTGTGCCACCATCTTTAAGGCGGGCAACGGCATAGACATGAGTAACTGGTGCATCTTCGTTCTCACCCGGACGGTGTACCAGCTTCTCTTCCAGACCAAACTCGAAGCTGAAATCGTCACCTTCGCGGACGATGCGCGCGGAAAGACTTGCAATCTGTCCGGAACGGCGGGCAAGGTCGATCATTCCCCGGTAGCCAATAATTAACTGAACGTTTTTTTTTCCTGACTTTTCGTTTTTGTTTCCGAACGGCAGCAGATAGGCATGACCGAGCGCGCCGCCGGGCTCCAGCCCAAGCTGGGAACACTGAACGATGGCGCTGACAAAACTCATGGTGTCACAGTCACCCAGCGCCGGAACTTTTCGGATTTCCGTTGTGGCTATCCGGATCATGCGTTCCGCTGTCATGTGGCGGGGCAGGGCCGCCGCCAGCTGTTCTTTCATGGAAGGCTGGTTGATAAAGCTGATCACATCGTTGTTATTTTTCACTGCCGTCGGGGTGCGTGCTCCCTGTGTTTTTTGCAGGTCGGCTTTTGCAATAGGTGGCTGTTTAGGCATTTGCATTCTCCTTCGCCCAGCGGGGCAGTGATAAAGTTTTAATGGCAGGCCATTCATCGTTATTAAGGCATTCGGCCAGGGTTTGCAGATTGCGACGATATTCCCGCTGACCTGCCAGTTTTGCGTCTTCACCCATCATGAAAATCTCAACCGGGTAACGCCCACATTCGGCGGTTGTACTGGCAACAAGGAAGACGAAGGTGGGTCTCTCACCGAACTGCGCCCGATAACCGTCGCTGTAGAAAGCGTCCTGTACGTGGTAGCGATAATCGTAATAAGCTGTCCTGAACCGCTGGATATCAGCAGTGGTTTTCACATCCATGATCCAGTGAAATTCAGGGATGATTTTGTCCGGACGGCACCGACATAAAATTCCTGTTTCCGGATCTTCCCAGTAGACTGATGATTCAGCATATCCGGCGCTTTCAACCAGCCACTGCCCCAGCGGTAACGCCATCACACTCTGGTACATAAGTTCGATTTTCCGGCCTTCTTCTGCCGTAAGCACGGTTCTTCCTGTCCGGGCGCATTCCTCCAGAAAGGTTTTCTCTTCTTCTTTTCCTGCACTGGTACGGCGGTTAAACTCCGGTGCGATGATGAAGCGTTTGCTGAATTCCTCTGGTTCCAGTACCCGGCAGTGAAAAGCCGTTCCTGTATCGAGAGATTTTGTTTTCTCCGTGTCCACGGGGGCATTTTTGCGCCAAAGATAAATTGCTGGTGTATCTGCGATATCATCAAGCTGTGATTTACTGACCCCCGGGCCAGCGTGATACGCCTCGTTAGGGATGTCATAGTAAATGCCTGGCTGTATATCATCAGGTACAGTGATATTTCCGTTTTCTATGGAATCTGCCGCTTCGCCAGCTTCATCACCGCCAGTACCTGATCCACCGTCTGCTGTAATTTCCTGCACTGCATCGCCAGCCGTTTCCTGCTGGTTGCTCTCTTTCGGCGTTTTTCCATCTCTTTCTGTTCTGGCTTCCGTTTTTTCGGTCTGGTTTGAGGGGGGCGGGAATAGCGCTGAAACGTCGAAAGTCCCGTCTGCGTTTCTGGTGACAGCCTCCGGCTCTGCTGCTGGTTGTTTTTCCTCCGGCACCACTTCTTCTTTTTCACCCTGATTTGAGGCGCTGTAATTGTTATGAACCCACTTCGGATCGTTCGGGTCACTGATGCCTTCGACATATTCACCGCGCGCGGCTGCCAGTTGTTTACCAACATCAACCGGGTTTTTGGGTGGAATGTTTTTACGTGCTTCGTGCAGTTCTGCGCGTATTTTCTGGTAGCCTGCTTCTGTCTGGCTTACAGGTGGCTCATTCTCCAGCGGCTGCGGGTCCGGATGATGTTCAGTTGTGTCCTGTTCCACTGTTTCAGGCGTTGCTGGTTCATCTGCCAGTTCGTCTGTCGGTTGCGGTTTTTCTTCATCACACTGAAATCTCCCTGACTCAATATCCCGCAGACATTTGCCCGCCTGACGAAGTCTTGCTGCATTTTCTTCATGGGTTGTTGGGGTGTTATCAGGCACATATTCGTACCAGTCCGGATCGCGAACACCATGAACGGCAAGAAAGCTTTCGCACCACGTCCGGCGAAGATCAGGATTACCGTTATGTACGGCCTTTGGCGCTTTGCGTACCAGGTCAATAATGGTCTGTCGGTCGTAGCCTTTGATGTCGGGAATAGTGCCCACTGTCATCGACATTCGCTTCCAGTCTTCCCGGTCTTCGGCGATGATACGTTTTGCAAAATCCATTGCAGGACGCAGGTTATTCAGAACCAGCTCCTCACAGAAACCACAGGCGAGCTCATAGTTAATCGTTCTGTGTGTCGGTTTTTCGCTACGGCGTGGACGTTCTGGCTTATTTACGTCGTCGACAATTACTTTATGTTGCCCGGTTTTTTTAACGGGTACAGGTTTATTCTTCAGGCGTTCAGCCCATTCCTTAACCAGCAGGCCGCGGTTAATGTGTTCAGCACTGAACCATTCCTTAAAAAACTTAATAGTGGTGCATAACTCAGGTACTTTTCCATCGACAGGAAATACCTGTTTATACGCATTCACTGCTTTGTGAATATCGTGCTCGATAGCTTTTTTGAACGGCTCTACATTTTCTGCTGCGAGTATCAGGTTCTGGGCAGTGGTATTCTGAGTATCCATCTCCAGACACGCGATTTCTTTTTTCTGGTCTGTATCGACGTGATAAAGATATTCTCCATCGCCAATATACTGTGCCAGAACGCGATGGCGGAACGGCAGTGTCGCAACCACGGTCAGTTGAGGGTTTGCTGGCGGGTTATGAGATTCCTGTATCCCGTTTTCTCCGGCAGGAGTACCAGCACCGTCGGCGCGTTCTGTTTCATCTGATTTAACAGCAGAAGCTGCGGCGGGGATAAGTGTCAGGGTTTTACCGTCTTCGCCACCGGGTTCGCGGTTTTCACAAAATTTAGTGTCAAAGACACCCTCGGGCGGAATGTCATTTTCTACCGGGAAATGTACGCGTACAGGTCTGGCAAAATCAGCTTCATCAAATCCGGCTGCATCCATAGCCAGTTCGCCACGGGAGAGGGCGAGTGACTGCTTTTTAGCTGTACACCAGAAAAAACCGGCTTTAAAGCCGAGGCGTTTCCTGGCACTTTCATTTTTAACCTTGTAATAAAATGAATATTCTTCCTGCTTAATGCTCATTGTTTTTTAACCTCAGTTAAGATTAAAATCGTTTTGCCAGTGAAAATCCTCTCCGGGTGCTCACTGGTCATTTCTCTGGTGGTGGGTCTGGTCGCCCGCCTCAGCATCGCCGGGATGTAAAGCCGGGGAAGCGCCTGCATTTAATGCAGGCTTTTTTCCTTTGAGGCCTCAGACATCGCCCGCGCAAAATCACTGGCAACAGACAAGCTCTTCAATGCACCAATAACCTCCCTGGGGACGTCTTTCACTTTGAGCAACATGGCTGCTGCGGCTATAGTGGAGTCCCATGCCCCTGTTTTTTCATCTGCATATGCAGTTATTGATTTATTGATTGAATAGCCATCTTCGTTTCTGCTTAATTCGTATGAATAGCCAATAACTACCGGCATATTGTTTTGCTCGCATATCTTAAATATACGGCTGGTGAGTTCTTTTAGTTCCTGTAATACTGCTGCATCAGGCGTTGTATTTTTCATTTTTATTTCCTTTTTCAGGTTGAGTGAATCCCTGCCATTGCTGGCATAGTTTTATTGTTTCAGTAAATGATTAATTAAAGTTCATGAGCCATCTGGTCATGGCTGGCACAGCGTTTACTGCAATATTTTTGTTTTTTACGTGAAATAAGCGTTCCGTGCATATATATCAGTTCATATTCGTATGCGGTCTCTTCCGGTATTGCTTTCTGACAATATGCGCAGTTAATTAATGTCGGGTCTCCTTTCTGGGTGAGTAGAGTATAAATTTTACGAATCAAGCCCGGTTTTCTGTTTATTGCAGTCTGCTGTTTAGCCGGACTGCGCATCCAGTCGGAACGAGGTGTAATGACAGGTATCATCGTTTTATCCTCTTTGCCTGTTTATAAGCGAATTTTGTTGGTGCGGTGCCTGGTGCCTCCAGGTGACGATAACCAGTTAACCATTACCGCCGACTACTATTTCCACCCACAACATGAAGGACCGTTATGTCTTTTTAACTGTGCCGCGTGCGCTTAGCCGCATTCACCACACCACAAAATTCGCTTTAAAAAGGGCGGAAACCAGAAAGGAATGAACTGGTACCGCCAAAGACTACACACAGCAATGTCACGGGTTCCACTCGCAACCGGAAGCGCGCTCAACCAGGACGGTGGATTTAACGACAACCTTAGTTAAGTAACGAACGCGCTTTCGTGTTGCGCCGGATGCTTTTCTGAATCCGGCTTCCTGTCTGGCTCTTACTCACAATGGTTTCTTGTTAACCAGCGTCGTGCGCCAGCCTCTGTTTTGAAGGTTTTGCTTCTGGTGTACGTCATGGCGGTAAACGTACCGTCATTATTGGGAAATACGCCATAAACCACAGATTCATTGTTGCCTAAGTCGATTGCTTTCATTTTTCCCTCATCCGCTTAACGCCCGGCGGCGGAACGTTTTATCTACTGCGCTTGTTACTTAACAACAACTGCCGTCATGTTCGTATGCCTCAGGCTGGCTACTTAGCCCGACTCAGCAGCGGGATAACTCTTGGTATTGTCCGGCTGTTATCTGGTCTGGCGTTGTCCTGATGAATCCATTAAACACGAAGTGGTGTGTAATTGTCAACACAAGATGTGTTTTTTGATTGAGGGAAGGCGTTCTGCTGGGCTTGAGGTAATAAAAAACCCGCCAGTGGCAGGTTTTAAACTATTCAGCTCAAGTCTTAAGTTAGTTTTCTGGTGGTTGAGTTGAGTTTTTAAGGCGATTTCTTAGGTACGTTTCGACATAGTCATCAATCTCTTTTAAACGAACCTCAAAGAGATCAATCATTCGTTGTTGCTCTGAGCTTGGTAACTGATTGAATAACTCAAGCAATTTTTTATGATGATCACTTAGCCATGCCTGCGAGGAGTCCTTTTCACCAAACAGAAGTTCGGGTGGGGAAATACCTAGTGCTTCACCAAGTACAACTGCATCATACACCCCAACATTTCTACTTCCTGCTTCATAGTTTCCTATGCGTGACTGAGTCCATCCACAAATCTCAGCCAGTTTACCTTGAGACAGGCCGAGTTTTTGTCTGCGCTCCTTGAGGCGCATTGCGATCTCATCATTAAGCCGGCTGGCGGCAATTTTTTCATTTTCTTTTCTCATGGCTCCCTTTTATCACGATGCGTGATTTACGCAAAACACAAAATAGCTTGACCATGCAACACAAAATGTGTTTAGAATTATTGACGGAGGTTTTAGATGAACAAAATTTCAACATACAGAAAGCAACTGGGGCTATCTCAAAGGCAGCTTGCGACTCACCTGGGATGGATACAGAGCCGTCTGGCGAACTACGAAGCAAATTTTCGCACACCCGGACTGGAGGAGTGCCGAAAAATTGTTGCCACACTTAACCATCTGGGATCTCGCTGCGTTCTTGATGATGTGTTCCCGCCTCATGTGAACGATAACAGAACCATATTAGCGAAGGTGAACAACCATGATCACCCCTGAAACAGCCAGTCAGGCGTTATCGTCATGGCTGGCATATCTACAGATAACCCAGGAAACCGCCACGCAACTGATCACCCGCGCATTCCTGGAGCAGCCGGCGCGACCGGAAATAGCGGTTCACCGTATCGAGCGTGACGACGGAACGGTGGATTACGACGCATGGCGCCGTAACCGGATAAACATTTTTCAGCGCTGGCGGAAACGGGAAACGGCGGAGCATTGCGAGAAATTCTCTGCGCTGATCCCCGCCATTCTGGAGGCGATCCGCAAAAGTGCGCCGGAGCTGCATAAACGAATAACGGCAGGGCAGAGCATTGAGTACCTGCTTTCACAGCTTTTAAAAAAACCGCAGTGGCAAGCGCGGTACTTCTTGGCGCGCAGCTGGCGGATTTTGAGCGGGAGTGTGACGAGGCCATATATGCGTTACAGGCGTTACGTAGCGGTTATCGCCAGCAGTACCAGAGACATGACCAGTGAGTAATTTTTATATATTCGGATCGCCCTGTAAGGGCGTGGTGAGGTTTTATGCGTGATTACGGAAAGGTGAATTCATCCTTCTGGACCAGCGAAAGCATACGCTCGCTTTCCGATGATGGCCGGATGCTCTCGTTATATCTGTTAACCAGTCCCCACGCCAATATGACCGGCTGTTTCCGTCTCCCCGACGGGTACGTTTGTGAGGATTTGCAATGGGATAAAAATAGGGTATCAGAAGGGTTTGAAGAATTATCCCGTAATGGTTTTGCCATACGGGATAAAGCTACCCGATGGGTGTTAATTCCCGGTTATCTGGAATGGAATGGTTTTGAAAACCCGAATGTAGCCATTGCAGCGTTGAAATTATTCCGTGATGTACCGGATAAAATAGCCATTAAGTCACAGTTAGCTGATGGTATGAGGCAGGCTATATCAAGGTTTGAACCGGGTAAATTAAACGGTTTCGAAAGGGTTCTTGAAGGGTTTCAAACGGTCGTTGGGACTCCAGAGCCAGAACCAGAGCCAGAACCAGAACCAGATCCAATCTCTCCTGGTTCATCGCCGAAAAAAAACGATGAACCAGGCGGGAGTTATCCGGCTGAGTTTGAACTGGTCTGGCAGGAATATCCGAAGCGGGCAGGTGCCAATCCGAAAAAATCTGCATTCAAAGCCTGGAATGCCCGACGACGGGAGGGCGTCCTCCCCGGCGACATGCTCGACGGTGTCCGGCGCTACGTGGCGTATCTCGGTAGTACGCACAAGGCTGGTTCTGAATTCGTGCAACAGGCAGCGACATTTTTCGGGCCGGACAGGCATTTTGAAAATCACTGGGATATTCCTGTGAGGGGAGGTAGCGGTATGCCTGGTATCCCGGTTTCGCCGCCGGATAAAACCATTCCACCGGGTTTCAGGGGGTGACAGACCATGAAAAATATCGCAGATAGCGGGATTCTGGCCAGAATCAGGAAACTGGCGCCACAGTCTGCCGAACGCGCAGCACCGTTCCGGACGCCGGAGGAGTGGCGGGAATGGCAACTCGCCGAAGGGCGCAGAAGTTGCGAAGAAATTGATCGTCAGAATCGTCAGGCGAGGGCAGAAAAAATCTTCGGTCGGGCCGGGATTCAGCGGCTGCATCGCGGATGCTCGTTCGCAAATTACCGGATACAGAACGACGGCCAGCGCCATGCACTCAGTCAGGCTAAATCTATTGCTGGTGAACTGGATACTGGCTGCACGAACTTCGTGTTCAGCGGGAATCCCGGTACCGGAAAAAATCATCTGGCCGCCGCCATTGGCAATCGTCTGATGAATGCCGGACGCAGTGTGATTGTTATCACCGTCGCCGATGTGATGAGTGCGCTTCATGCCAGCTACGATGACGGGAAATCTGGCGAGAAATTTCTGCGTGAATTGTGCGGGGTTGATCTGCTGATCCTCGATGAGGTTGGCGTGCAACGTGAGACCAGAAACGAGCAGGTGACGCTGCACCAGATTGTGGACCGTCGGACGGCCTCGATGCGAAGTGTGGGAATGCTGACAAATCTTAACCACGAGGCGCTGACGAATCTGGCAGGCCAGCGGGTTATGGACAGAATGACCATGAATGGTGGGCGGTGGGTGAATTTTGACTGGGGGAGCTGGCGCCCGAACGTCAGCTATCTCAGGACGGTGAAATAATTTTCCGGAGGGTTTTCATGAGCAGAAATTACACACTGGCGCAGAAAGCTGAAATACAGAAGCGCCTGACGGAACTGGTACGAACCCACGGTCGGATGACGTTTGGAGAACTGCGGAAGATAACGGGGTTAACCATTTTTACAGCCCGCCACTACCTGGAAAAAGCGGAAAGTTGTGGGGATCTGTATCAGGCCGGGAGAAACGGTATTTTCCCTTCGGAACAGGCTTTCCTGCTTTGGAAGCAGAAACGTGAAGATGCCAGGATTACCCGCTTTCTGAAAACGCCGGAAGGTGTCGTGAGTTCCTACGACCGGACCAGAAACGTTATCTGTACGGAGTGCCGGAACAGCGTGACGATGCAAAGGGTTTTATCTGTTTACAGAGCGAGAACATGAAACTGGAAGGATTAACAATGAGCGAACGGGCAGAAAAGTCGGTTTGTTGTAAAAAGCGCGATTACAGTGAGTTTGATTACTGTACTGCTCAGTAATGTATAAATTAAAGTAGTTTAAGTATCTAGATGCTGACGGGCTGGTAATAAGACAGCACAGTTTGTTTTTCAGTGTACTTTCTTTTTAAAGGAACTTATGTTTCTGTAAATATGACGTATGCTCTTAAATCGAGCCAAAAATCTTGAAAACTCTAAACCAGAAGAGTTAAATATTGAGCATCGATCAATTTTTTAAAAGGTATGGAAATGATTAAGTTTCAAGATTTCAGAAAACGATACAGCGAAGTATTAAAAGTTGAAGATGAAGAAAAGAAGAGTTTTCAGAAGGTTGCTGGAATGATTGTTCGTCATTTCGAAAGCTCGCTAGACCTTGAGTATTCTCAGTATCCTGTAACCTTTAGTGGAAACCCGGCAGAAAACAACATTTTATTAAGTTATGTTTTTATAGCAACCGAAAAAGGAGGGCGACATGTTGAGCTTAAGGCACTCAGGCCTGATAAAAAAGGTGCTCTTTCATTTTATGTTTGTTTAACAGTGGATAAATCAACGATGTCTTATCCCAAGAGGACGTTATATGCACGTTTGTCGTTACGTTGTAATGGTGATGGATTTACAGTAACAGTTGGCGAAGAAGCGCTTGAAACAGACTTGAGTAAATATCCGACTGAAGCAGAGTTGGCGGCCATCTCAGAAGCGACTAAGCATGTCATGCTTATTGAATTAGGCAGTGATGCACCAAAAAGGAAATACTGAACGAATTAACATCCTCAGGGAAGAGGTGAGAGGACTATAGTGATATAGTTAACTCATCTCACATAAAACAAAATTATCTTTCACATATTGAAAGTTAGTTGCAGTAATCTGTTCACAAAAATCCATTTTAATGTACTAAGACATTATATTATCTCATATCTATTTTTAAAACCATCACGTCTAATTATTATCAGGCTGATTTATTTTCTGTATTCATAGAAGGGATACGTGATAGTATCCGAGCATGGTTCGAATTAGATTATTTGGCGGATTTTGTGTTTAGTTGTGGTATTAGCCACTGGGGTACTACAAGACAGCCCCGAAAGATTCTATACAAAGTATTGCATATTAACCCGCTCCGGCGGTTTTTTAAAGTCCGGGAAATGAGTATGTCAAAAAATAACCAGTTATAAGATTATAAATAGAACACAGAGAAAATGTCATTGCACATGGTCAAAAAATAGTCATAGTTATTAACGGTGATAATTAGTAGTCTCCTATATATTCATGGTGAGAATGAAGGTGCTTTAAAAATGCTCAAGTTCGTTATCTATGGAGACACCGTGAAAAATTTAAATAAAACATTCACTTGTAAATATGCTGTTATTCGCCGTGATGACATGACAGTAATTGCTGAAATGGATTTTTTTCCTGACTGCAACCGGTCATTGATGTATCGGGATGGCCGCTATGTCAGGTTTCTGCCGTTGTTGCAAAATGACATCATGGGGAGCGATACTCTTATTAATGAGCTGACTATCAGGGCCGGTTATCATGAATAATCATCCTTTGTTATACTCGCCTGCGGGCTGAACTCCCAATCTACTGCGCCACCGGAGAGAACGATGGCGCATTTACAACTGGTCAAGCAAACCTCATCAGGGATTCTGCTCCCGGCGACGCCGGAGAGTGGGGATTTCCTGCGCTCAGTAAAAATCGGTGAGTGGATACACGCCGATTTTAAGCGTGTCCGCAACTACGCCTTTCATAAACGCTTTTTTAAACTCCTTCAGCTTGGTTTCGACTACTGGACGCCAACTGGCGGCACGGTCACATCGCGGGAACAGAAACTTATCTCCGGATTCGTTAATTTTCTTTGCGGCTCCGCAGGCCAGGAATATACCCCGGCCCTTAACGAGGCGGCGGAACAGTACCTCCATAACGTAGCTACCCTGCGAACCGGGGACGTCGCCCTTCTTAAATCTTTTGATGCCTTCCGGGAATGGGTAACCGTTCAGGCCGGGTTTTATACCGAGCATTTTTATCCGGATGGCAGCCGCGGGCGCCGGGCGAAATCCATAGCGTTCGCCAGTATGGACGAAACCGAGTTTCAACAGGTCTATAAGGCTGTGCTGAACGTCCTGTGGAACTGGATTCTGTTTCGTAAATTTTCCTCTCCGGAAGAAGTTGAAAACGTGGCCGCGCATCTGCTGGAGTTCGCATGAAAATGACATGGTTTCAGCATCCGGCGTGTACCACCGAAGAGGCGGATGAGCTGGTGAAGCAGTACCGACGCAGGGGGGTAAAGACGGAGCGTAGTCTGAATCATGACTGCATTCACTGGACGGTAAGCGCCCTGTTACCGGAGTTCGATCATGTGCCAGAACGGAGGCGTAAATGCTCTTATCTGAAATAAAAACTTACCGCAGTAAAAAATGGCTGGCAGCCGTCGGGCAGATTGAACAGTGCGTGTTGTGCGGGCGGTGGGGAACGCAGGTTGCACATCGCAATGAATTAAAGGGCATGGGAATGAAAACGGATGACTGCGCCACGGCGGCTATTTGTCAGGAATGCCATCATGAAATCGATAACGGCAGTCACCTGAGCAGGGAAGAGCGCCGGTGTCTGATGAACAGGGCGATCGTACTGACAGTGATTAAACTTGTACGAATGGGAAAGGTGGTACCGAAATGATTTATCCAGCCAGTACCGGAAAACCGGGCGAATATTTTCGACTGAATACACTGGAAAGCGTGTGGATTCAGGGAAAACTCCGTATGTGGGGACGATGGTCATACATCGGCAGCGGTAAACCCGGCAATATGTTTAACCAGTTGCTGGCCTCCAGAAAACTGACAAAAACAGCCATCAATGAGGCTTTACGCCGTCTGAAAAAATCAGGAACAAGCAAGCCAGAGCTGGAGGCCTTTCTTCGGGAAATGATGAACGGGAAACAAAAAAGCTGGCTGGCGCATTGTACTGATTCCGAAGCAATGTTGATTGACCGCGTCATTGGTACTGTATTAGCTGAGTATCCGGCGCTGAAAAAGTTGATTCACCAGCGTTACGAAGGGTGTGGAGTGAGTCAGAGAAGGATGGCTGAGTTACTAAACGAACAATATCCAGACTGGTGTTATGCAACGTGCCGCAATCGCATAGGTGTATGGCTAAAAATGGCGGAATTTATGCTTTATCTGCCGATGCGTGAAGCGTTTGCAACCGATGCCCACAAAATTGCCCGTTGACTCTGTTTGTTATCCGGGGCTATATTCCCGCCACGCCAGCAAAATCTGGCGTCGGGATTGGAACCCCGGATAGAGACCGCGACAGACACACGCCGCGAGCGTGTTTTTTATTGTCGTATGCACGCGCACATCTGAATTATGGTGGGGCGCATGGGGGAGCTGAAAAGCTCGCCGGTCGGTTTCCCGGTAGTTCCAACCCTGTGCGTCTCACCACCCGATGATTGGAACCTGACGGTGGTGATAGTTTAGAAACCACTAGAGGACGTCATTATGACAACTCAAATCGCTGTTGAAACTCTCTCCCCGATCACCCATAACCAGATTCCTGTTATTACCACCGAACTTTTGGCGCAGCTTTACGGCACTGAACCTGTGCGTATTCGCCAGAATCATCATGAGAACAAAGTACGCTTTGTTGAAGGGAAACACTTTTTCAAAGTTGTTGGTAATGACCTTAAAGAATTGCGGGTAGCTTTAAACTACTCACAAAATCCAGTTTCCCCCAAAGCCCGCTCCCTCATCCTATGGACAGAACGCGGAGCAGCTCGCCACGCAAAAATGCTCGAAACCGATCAGGCATGGGAGGTATTCGAGAAGCTGGAGGATTGCTACTTCAGCCAAAAGAATCCTTCAGTGCGAGTTTCACGCCAGAAAAGTTACGACACGCGAGTTCTCTGTTATCAGCAAAGCGGCGTCACTGTTTCCACAATCCCGTTGCGGGATGATGACATTGTCATTTCCCTTGAGTCATGGCTGGAACTGGCGAGAGCCAACGGTTGGTTTGTTATTCGCAAAGATCAACTGGTGGAAAAACTGATGCAGCTTTAGCAAAAAAGTTATTGCATTTTTAGCCACAAACTGCTTCAATCCCGGTATGCTTCGCAAAGCTGTATCGCGAGGCGAATAACAGACATGAACACAAAAAGAACCCGCCATTGAGCGGGTTTTTGCGTTTTAGGGGTTCGCATTCGCGGGCCTTTTTTGTTCAACAGGCTTTGAATTGTGGTTTCTTGCACCGTGGTATTTTCTGCTTCGCCCTATACTATTTGCTTAGTCTTGCGGAGGTGTGAATGAAAGAAGGGTATTACTGGATTCAGCATAACGGTGTTGTTCAGGTGGCATACTATACGAACGACACAGTTGATGATCTGGAATCAGGACGGCTTATTGTCGGTGTCTGGCATCTGACAAGGGGCGATGATATCTGCCATAACGGTGAAGCAGAAGTACTGTCGGGGCCGTTACAACCACCAGCTTAGATATAAACGCGCTGGCGGCGCTTGGAAGACGGCTTGAAATATTAGCTGCGTAAATCATATCCCTGATTGTCTGTATACCACTGCCGCATAGCGGGGATCGGCTCCCGCATTCTTTCACATAAAAGAGCCCTGCTGCGGTTTAAGGAGATGATGATGAAAATTGGTAAGCACGCACATAATGTAAATACTTCGTCTGCATTGGCTCCCAGAACAAGATTTGTCTTTTCAACTTCCGGGGTAAATAAAGAGGAAGTCATTGAAAAGTTAAAGGTCGTCATTGAAAAAATTAGCAACGAGGAGGTATCTCTTGATCCTCATATTCATCTGGAGTCCTACATATCAGGCGTGAACATATCCTGCTCTCCCGCCTGATTAGAGGCGTGCTATTCTTCTACCATGCTGCCAACTTGAATTGGAAGAGGGACGATATACTCCCAGAATGGATTCATGGAAGATATTCCAGACCAGTACCATATTGCTCTCGTGAAAACCATTGCGGCATTATCTGATGATGCGTTCAGGTCAAGTAACCGCATATCGCCATGATGAACATTGGTATCCTCATTGATAAGAATTTCATAAATTGGTTGCGGACCTTCCTGTTCTCGGTATTTCTTTCTAAAAGAATCTGCGTCTTCTATTGATTTACAAGCGAATATTGACTGGTATCGTGATGATTGCATCTGGCGTACCAGTTCAACAATAAGTTCCATAAGGTCATCACCATTAAGTTCCCTCCTTGGGAAAAGATATCGCAGCCCATGCTCGGAGATTTTGAAGTTAAATTTCGCGCCAATAAAGCTATCAATGGCGTAGGTGTCAGTTACAGGTGGCTGCATGGAAGAAAAATCCATTAATGCATTTGCGTTGTACCGGCCTCTTCTGTCGGCGGAATAAAGCACTATGCTCATTTAATTCTCCATATTTGGTGTGGTTACTTTTGGCGATTTAACAATATCAAATGCAGGGTATACACCGCCAGACGTCATCTGGCACTTATTCACAGGCTGCGCTATTGCGTGGCCTTTTTTATTTCCACTTACCCGACATCCGGGTAGTCCATTTCCCGGACAGGGGAAGTTATGACAATGGATAAACATACAACATGGCTGGCCTACATCTGGGCATTAATCAGCGGCATATGCGCCCAGTGGACGTTAAACGACTATGGCGCGCTGATAGGTATTGTTCTGGGTATTGGTACGTTTCTGGTTAATAAGCATTACAAAAAAAAATCAGAGCAGGCTCAGGCAAGGCAGGCTGCCGCGATGGAAGAACGTAACAGGCTAATCGCCCGGATTCTGGAAAAAAACGACCATGACAGCATGTTAAAAATGCTGGCGGTATCTGAAATGCCGGAGGGCAATGATGGCGTTAAGGACAAAAGTTAAATACGGTCTTTCCGCCGCTATGCTGGCACTGATTGCCGCCGGTGCCAGCGCACCGCAGCTACTCGACCAGTTTTTACAGGAGCGGGAAGGAAATATGCTGGTGGCCGTTCGTGATAACGGCGGCGTCTGGTCAGTATGCCGTGGCGTGACCCGTATCGATGGTAAACCCGTTGTGAAAGGTCAGCGACTGACACAAAGCCAGTGCGACCATTACAACGCCATCGAGCGGGATAAAGCGCTGGCGTGGGTCAATAAAAATATCCATGTTCCACTGACCGGGCCGCAGAAAGTGGGGATCGCCAGTTTCTGCCCGTACAACATTGGGCCGGGTAAATGTCTGCCCTCCACGTTCTACAGAAAGCTGAACGCAGGAGATCGTAAGGGAGCGTGTGCAGAAATCCGCCGTTGGGTATATGACGGCGGCAAAGATTGCCACAACAGGGAAAATCAGTGTTACGGCCAGGTGATACGCCGCGACCAGGAATCAGCGCTGACGTGTTGGGGGATAGACCAGTGAAATACTTACCCACAACGGTATGTTTTGTCGCGGCGGCTTATCTTGCCGCTCATGGTATTGACGGCTGGGGATGGTTTCTCTTTATCGGCGTTATTCTGGTATGAACCGTATAACCTTTACTGCCATCATCCTTCTGCTGATAGTTGCCATAGCGCTGGCGTGGACGACTGACCACTACCACGGTAACGCGGTGCGCTATAAAGACCAGCGCGATACCGCCACTCACAATCTGAAGCTGGCGAACGAGACAATTACCGACATGACGAAGCGCCAGCGTGACGTTGCCGCCCTCGATGCAAAATACACAAAGGAACTAGCTGATGCACAAAACAGGAATACTGATTTGCAGCGCCGCCTTGCTGCTGGTAGCCGGGTGCGTGTCGAAGGAAGCTGTACAGTGCCAACCACAACCAAAACCGCCAGTACCCGCCGCGTGGGCAATGCTGCCACCGTCGAACTCTCTCCAGTTGCTGGACAAAACGTTCTCGATATCCGCGCCGGAATCATCAGCGATCAGGAAAAACTGAAGTATTTGCAGGAGTACATCCGGACGCAGTGCAAATAAAAAATTCCCGCAGGACGGTTACGGTTCCGGCCTGCAGGGTGTCATAAAGAGCACAAAATGTCTTATAAGGGGATATACGGACATATGTCGCATACTATGGTACTGAAGAAAAAGACCTCATGTATCAACGCAGCGTAACCAGACGCTAAAAACTGGTACACCTCATGAAATAACCCAGTGGCTGAAAAGCTTGGTGTTGGAGCGAATCCCCTGACCAGGCTGGCATTTATTTTATCTGAATATTGACGCTGTATTTTTTCGCTTTGTTTTTACGGGCTTCATTACGTGTCTGAAGTACTCTCAGTTCGTATTTTCCGGACGCCGGTAGCGTGTACTCGCCATTGTCATCCAGTTCAGATGAATATCTGGACAGGTCAACGGAATCGCTAATTCCTGGCCCGAACAGGTAGGTATCTGCGCCTTCATTCGAAATACTTACATGTACTTTCTGCCCCTTTCTGGCCTGGAAGTTATATGTATCGTAATCGTATCCCTTTATTACGCCGGAATAGCGGGCGCTATTTTGTCCTTTATCGAATTCGACATTCACGTTTTTACCAGTAGCAAAGCCAGCTGAGGTTAGCAGTGCAAAAAGAAAAACAGTTTTAGCGATACTCTTGAATTTCATATTTAAGACCCTCAGTCAGCGTTAAAATGATTAATTGTTATATTATAACAATAAGTGTTCGGTTTTTTCCAGGGTCCTTTCCGGGAATTCTGCCTGTTACGGGGCGGCAGCGTCGCAGGATTTCACTCCTTATGAAAATTTTCAGGGAAAAGCCAGATCCGTTCTTCTTATCGTTTATTTCCTGTTTTTAAAGGTTTTTTTAGAAAAAAGAAAGGATCTGCTGGATAACGTTTTTAGTTAAAAACGAAGATCGCAGATCCTTTCCTGTTTCCGGGAGACTTTTCCATGAACGTGAACAAAAAAAAACTGGCTGAAATTTTTGGTTGTGACGTCAGAACTGTCACAGCCTGGCAAAGCCAGGGGCTGCCACTTGTTTCCGGAGGAGGAAAAGGTAACGAAGCAGTGTTCGACACCGCGGCAGCGATTTCATGGTACGCGGAGCGTGATGCGTCTATTGAAAATGAAAAGCTGCGTAAAGAGGTTGATGATTTACGTGCCGCTGCGGAATCAGATCTTAATCCCGGCACCATCGACTATGAGCGCTACCGCCTGACAAAAGCCCAGGCGGATGCGCAGGAACTTAAAAATGCTGAGCGCGAAGGGCTGGTTCTTGAGACCGAACTGTTCACCTACATCCTGCAACGGGTGGCTCAGGAAATAGCAGGGATACTGTCAAGGGTACCGCTGGTATTACAGCGCAAATATCCTGATCTGTGCCAGTCGCACATCGATGTGGTCAGAACGGAAATCGCCAGGGCGTCAGGCAGGGCCGCCACGATAGCGGATGTGGAGAAGTGGACCGATGATTTCCGGAGAGCGCAGGGCGAATAATGCCAACAGAGCCATAACTAACGGGCTGATAGCGCTTCATATTCCCGTACCGCTTACCACCGTGCAGTGGGCTGATAAGTATTACTATCTGCCAAAAGAGTCCTCCTACACCCCCGGCAAATGGGAAACGCTGCCGTTTCAGGTAGCGATAATGAACGCGATGGGGTATGAACTGATCCGCGTTGTAAACCTCATTAAGTCTGCCCGCGTGGGCTATACCAAAATGTTGCTGGGGGTGGAAGGCTATTTCATAGAGCACAAGTCGCGCAACAGCCTGCTGTTCCAGCCGACCGACTCATCCGCTGAGGATTTTATGAAATCCCACGTGGAGCCGACTATCAGGGATGTTCCTGTATTGCTGGAGCTGGCCCCCTGGTTCGGGCGTAAACATCGTGATAACACGCTCACCCTGAAACGCTTTTCTTCCGGTGTCGGGTTCTGGTGCCTCGGCGGTGCAGCAGCCAAAAACTACCGTGAAAAATCGGTGGATGTGGTCTGCTATGACGAATTGTCATCTTTTGAGCCGGATGTCGAGAAAGAAGGTTCGCCGACGCTGCTGGGGGATAAACGTATTGAAGGTTCTGTCTGGCCTAAATCCATTCGGGGCTCCACACCAAAAGTCAAAGGGTCATGCCAGATTGAAAAGGCGGCAAATGAATCGGCGCATTTTATGCGTTTTCATGTACCGTGTCCGCACTGTGGCGAAGAACAGTACCTTAAATTCGGTGATGGCAGTACGTCGTTCGGTCTGAAATGGGAGAAAAGCAAGCCGGAGACGGTGTATTACCTTTGTGAACATAATGGATGCGTGATCCGTCAATCGGAACTTGATCAGAAAGCAGGCCGCTGGATTTGCGATAACACAGGCATGTGGACACGCGATGGACTGGCTTATTTCAGCGCGTCCGGTGAGGAGGTTCCGCCGCCACGATCCATTACCTTTCATATCTGGACGGCTTACAGTCCCTTTACCACCTGGATACAGATTATTTATGACTGGCTGGATGCGCTGAAAGATCCAAATGGTGTGAAAACCTTTATAAACACCACGTTGGGCGAGCCTTATGAAGAGGCGGTGGCCGAAAAACTCAGCCATGAGCTTTTGCTGGAAAAAGTGATTCATTATGCGGCGCCGGTTCCGGAGCGGGTGGTGTATCTGACCGCTGGTATCGACTCCCAGCGTAACCGTTATGAAATGTATGTCTGGGGCTGGGCGCCGGGCGAAGAGGCTTTCCTTATTGATAAGCAAATTATCATGGGACGGCATGATGATGAAGATACCCTGCAGCGTGTGGATGCCGTCATTAATAAAAAATATCGTCATGCTGACGGGACGGATATTTCCATTTCCCGTATCTGCTGGGATATCGGCGGTATCGATGCAGAAATCGTCTATAAACGCTCAAAAAAACACGGCATTTTCCGCGTGCTGCCTGTCAAAGGGGCCTCCGTTTACGGAAAACCCGTTATTACCATGCCTAAAAAACGCAACCAGAGCGGGGTATTCCTGTGCGAAATCGGTACTGATACTGCCAAAGAAATGCTTTACGCCAGAATGGGGGCGGTTACTGCGCTTGCCGACGAAGCCACGCCTTATGCGATCCGCTTTCCGGATAATCCGGATGTTTTTACGGAGGTGGAAGCGAAGCAACTGGTAGCCGAAGAGCTGGTGGAGAAACTGGTTAACGGAAAATTCCGGCTGTTATGGGATGCCAAAGGACGTCGTAACGAAGCGCTGGATTGTCTTGTCTATGCCAGTGCAGCGTTACGGGTGTCTGTGCAGCGCTGGCAACTGGATCTGGAGGCGCTGGCGACATCAAGGAAAAGCGAAGAGCAGGATACCCCGACACTTGAACAACTGGCCGCAATGCTGGCAGGAGGAGTTAATGGCAACAATCATTGAGCTACAGGAAGCCCGCGTCGCGCTGCATGACCTGATGACGGGAAAACGGGTGGCGACGGTTCAGAAAGATGGGCGACGGGTTGAATTTACCGCGACATCGGTGGGGGATCTGAAAAAATATGTCGCGGAACTTGAGGCGTCACTGTGCAATGGTCGCCGCCGGGCACCTGTGGGGGTGAGACTGTGAAGCGCACCCCGGTTCTGGTGGATGTTCACGGCACGCCGCTGCGGGAAAGTCTGGGATACACCGGCGGGGGGATCGGTTTCGGCGGACAGATGGCTGACTGGATGCCCCCGGCGGAAAGCGTGGATGCCGCGCTGCTGCCTTCGTTGCGCCTCGGCAATGCGCGGGCTGATGATCTGGTCCGTAATAATGGTATTGCAGCAAATGCGGTGGCGCTGCACAAGGATCATATTGTCGGACACCTGTTTCTTATCAGCTATCGTCCAAACTGGCGCTATCTTGGTATGCGTGAGAGCGCAGCGAAGAGTTTTGTGGATGAGGTTGAAGCTGCATGGACAGAATATTGCGATGGTATTTTTGGCGAAATGGATGCCGAGGGGAAGCGTACCTTTACAGAGTTCATCCGTGAAGGCGTGGGCGTTCACGCCTTTAATGGTGAAATTTTTCTCCAGCCTGTCTGGGACGCTGAAACCACGCAGGTTTTCCGTACCCGATTCAAGGCTGTCAGTCCGAAACGGGTGGACACGCCGGGGTATGCCCGCGGAAACCGCCAGCTTCGCGCAGGAGTGGAAACGGACCGGAATGGAAAAGCCCTCGCCTATCATGTCTGTGATGATGACTGGCCGGTGGCTGGTGGGGAACGCTGGACCCGTATTCCTCGTTTTCTGCCGTCTGGACGACCCGCGATGTTACATATTTTCGAGCCGGTTGAGGACGGACAGACGCGCGGTGCCAATCAGTTTTACAGTGTGATGGAGCGGCTGAAGATGCTTGATACCCTGCAGGCAACGCAGCTTCAGTCCGCGATTGTCAAAGCCATGTACGCCGCCACGATAGAAAGCGAACTCGATTCCGAGAAAGCCTTTGAATACATCACGGCGGCAGATAACAAAGATACGCCTCTTGTTAACATGCTGGCAAATTATGCCCGCTATTACAGTACCAACAGTATCAAACTGGGCGGTGTAAAAATTCCCCACCTGTACCCGGGTGATGAGCTGAATCTGCAGACTGCGCAGGATTCCGATAATGGCTTTTCAGCGCTGGAGCAGGCGCTGCTCCGGTATATTGCCGCCGGGCTGGGGGTCTCTTATGAGCAGCTTTCGCGTGATTATTCTCAGGTCAGCTATTCCAGCGCCCGCGCATCTGCCAATGAGTCCTGGCGCTATTTCCTGGGGCGGCGCCGGTTCATTGCCGGACGGCTGGCGACACAAATGTTTTCCTGCTGGCTGGAGGAGGCGCTGATACGGGGAGTTATCCGGGCACCCCGGGCCAGGTTTTCCTTCTGGGAGGCCCGATCCAGCTGGAGCCGCTCGGAGTGGATTGGTGCCGGACGTATGGCGATTGACGGACTCAAGGAGGTTCAGGAATCCGTGATGCGTATTGAGGCCGGGCTGAGTACCTATGAAAAAGAACTCGCCATTATGGGCGAGGATTACCAGGAGATATTCCGCCAGCAGGTCAGGGAATCCGAAGAACGGCGGGCAGCCGGACTTTCGCGTCCGGTATGGATCACCGATACCTATCAACAACAGATCGCGGCGAGCCGTCAGACGGAGGAGGAAAAGCGTGCAACGTAATCTCCCGCACATCATCAGCCAGGCAACCAGTGCTCCGTTGCTGCTTGAACCCGCCTATGCGCGGGTTTTCTTTTGCGCGCTGGGCAGGGAGTCAGGCATTAACAGCCTGCACATTCCCGGTAATAACGAAAGTCTGGATCAGTCGGATATGGCACTGGTCACAGGCGATTTTATGGCGACCGGAAAGCCGCAGGCACGTTTTTATCAGGTAGTGAACGGTATTGCGGTATTACCCGTGACCGGAACACTGGTTCATAAACTCGGCGGAATGCGTCCCTTTTCAGGGATGACCGGCTATGACGGTATCACTGCCCGGCTACAACAGGCGGTTTCAGATCCGGAGGTAAAAGGCATTCTGCTGGATATTGACAGTCCAGGCGGTCAGGCTGCCGGGGCGTTTGACTGTGCTGACATGATTTGCCGGATGCGCGAACAGAAACCTGTCTGGGCACTGGCAAATGAAACAGCCTGTTCGGCGGCCATGTTGCTGGCGGCAGCCTGTTCGCACCGTCTTGTGACCCAGACGTCCAGAATGGGATCAATTGGTGTGGTGATGGCGCATACCAGCTACGCCGAAAAACTGAAACAGGAAGGGATCGATATCACCCTTATCTATTCTGGCGCACACAAGGCTGATCTGACGCCCAGCCAGAAATTACCGGAAAGCGTCCATGCCGACTACCAGCAGCGAATGGACGAGGCCAGAAAGATGTTTGCAGAAAAAGTGGCCCGGTACACGGGGTTGTCTGTCGATGCGGTAATGGCGACGGAGGCGGCAGTGTATGACGGGCAGGCCATTATCACTACCGGACTGGCAGATGGAATGGTGAATGCTGCTGACGCCATCGGCGTGATGGCAGAAGCTATCAACAGTAACAAGACAGGAGGCACTATGCCTGAATTAAGTGCAGCTGACGCTGTCACGCAGGAAAACCAGCGCGTAATGGGAATTCTGGGTTGCCCGGAGGCCAGGGGGCATGAGGCACTGGCACAGATGCTGGCCGGGCAGCCGGGAATGAGCGTTGCTCAGGCGAAGTCTATTCTGGCTGCCGCCGCGCCGGCGGATACGACCAGCACCGCTGACCGTATCCTTGCCCTGGAAGAAGCTGGTGGTCGGGAAACACTCGCACAGACACTGGCGGCCATGCCGGAGATGACGGTGGAACAGGCCAGAACCATTCTGGCAGCATCGCCGATCGCTGCGGCAACGTCACTTCATGATGCCGTGATGGCGCTTGATGAGGCGAAAGGCCGTGAAGAGTTGGCGGAAAAACTGGCTGTCATGCCTGGTATGACCACAGATCAGGCCCGTGACCTGCTGGCTGCCGCGCCGGACAAATCCGGTAATGCGGGGCTGAGCATGAACAACGCATTTGATGCTTTCATGCAGTCTCATTCCCCGGGCCCCATATCCGGCGGTAAAGACCACAGTAATGATACCGAAACGACGTTGTTGATGAGTATTCCCGGTACTTCAGCCACCTGATAAGGAGACAGCATGTCATTTACCACCACTATTGAGAAACGTGCGGATAACCGCATTTTCGCCGGTAACGATCCGGCACATACCGCAACGGGAGTCAGCGGGATAACGGCGGCCACACCGATGCTGACGCCCCTGATGCTGGATGATACCACCGGGAAACTGGTGGCCTGGGACGGGCAGAAGGCCGGAACGGCGGTCGGGGTTCTGGCCCTTGAGCTGGACGGGTCGGAAAACCTGCTGACGTACTGGAAGAGCGGCACCTTTGCCACAGAATCACTGGCATGGCCGAAGAGTGTGGATGCCATTAAGCAGGCAAATGCATTCGCCGGAAGCGCCGTCAGTCACGCCGCTTTACCGTAATAAGAAGGCCGCGAAGCGGCCTTTATCGTATTTAACGTCCGGAGGACACCATTTATGGGATTGTTTACCACCCGCCAGTTGCTGGGTTATACCGAGCAGAAAGTTAAATTTAACCCACTCTTCCTGAGCCTGTTTTTTCGCCGTACTGTGACATTTCCTACCCAGGAAGTCATGCTGGACAAAATTACCGGAAAAACACCGATTGCCGCTTATGTATCTCCGGTGGTTGGAGGGAAGGTTCTGCGTAACCGCGGCGGGGAAACGCGCGTACTGCGTCCGGGGTATGTCAAACCGAAGCATGAAGTTAACTATGCGCAGGTTGTTGAGCGTCTGCCGGGTGAAGACCCGGCCAGGCTTAACGATCCGGCCTACCGTCGTCTGCGCATTCTGACCGATAACCTGAAGCAGGAAGAGAAGGCCATCGTCCAAGTGGAGGAGATGCAGGCCGTCAGTGCGGTGCTGAACGGGAAATACACCATGCAGGGCGAGCAGTTTGACACCGTGGAGGTGGATTTTGGTCGCTCCGCCGGGAATAACATTATTCAGGCCACAGGTAAAAAATGGTCAGAGCAGGACAGGGAAACCTTTGACCCGACTTATGATCTGGATATGTACTGCGACCAGGCATCCGGTCTGATCAATATTGCCGTGATGGACGGGAAAGTCTGGCGTCTGCTGAACGGTTTTAAGCTGTTCCGTGAAAAACTGGATACACGCCGCGGTTCAAATTCTCAGCTGGAAACGGCGGTGAAGGACCTTGGGGCTGTGGTGTCGTTCAAGGGGTATTACGGAGATTTGGCCATTGTGGTGGCTAAAACATCCTATGTTGCTGATAACGGGACCGAAAAGCGTTACCTGCCTGAAGGGACTCTGGTTCTGGGAAATACGGCGGCAGAAGGTATCCGCTGCTATGGTGCCATTCAGGATTCACAGGCGCTCGCGGAGGGTATTGTTGCCGCCACCCGTTATCCCAAACACTGGCTGACGGTGGGGGACCCGGCGAATGAATATACCATGACGCAGTCTGCGCCGCTGATGGTCCTGCCGGACCCGGATGAGTTTGTCATTGTCACTGTCGGTTAAGCATCCCAAAAGGCCTGATTCAGGCCTTTATTGTTACAAATTGCGGGAGGATCTTTTATGGCAACAAAAGAAGAGAATATACAGCGTCTGCGGGAGCTTGCGACGCGGCTTGGTCGTGCTCCGGATGTGTCCGGGAGCGCCGCTGAACTCAGCCAGCGTGTCATGGAATGGGAAGAGGAAGCGGAGGCGGAGGCGGAGCATTTGCCTGCTGTGGAAAATGACAGTGATGAATCCATAGTGCCGCCCGGGATCGGGCAAAGATCCGAACGGGTACTTATCAGGGCGCATCGTACACTACACATCTGCGCCATCGATCCGGACAGTAACCGGGAACTGGATATGGTTATGGCGGGAAACCCGGCGCGTATTTCGCAACACGATGTGGACGAGCTGATTGCTGCAGGACTTATTATTGAACTGTAAGGGTGGCGATATGTCGCAGTCCGAAAACCTGTTTGATACCGCGATTTCTCAGGCTGATGATGCCATCCTCCGGGTGATGGGAACGGTAGCAACAATAACCTCCGGCGTTCTGGCAGGGGCCACGCTTACGGGCGTATTTGACGATCCTGAAAGTGTGTCGTATGCCGCCGGAGGTGTCCGGATTGAGGGGGACAAGCCTACATTTTTTGTCAAAACATCCCTGACAGTCCATCTGAAGCGCCCGGACACACTAACCATTCTCGGTGACACCTTCTGGGTGGATCGCATCACTCCGGCTGGTGGAGACAGCAGTATTATTCTGCTGGGCAGGGGGACGCCGCCGACGGATAACCGGCGCAGGACGGGAGGAATGTTTGACTGCTCCCCGGCCTAAAGGCCGGGGTTTCCCGGAGGCATTCTGATGAAAGGGCTTGAAAATGCGATCCGGAATCTGAACAGCCTTGACCGACAGATGGTTCCCCGGGCCAGTATCTGGGCTGTGAATCGCGTGGCGCAGAAAGCTGTTTCAGTGGCAACCCGTAAGGTGGCGCGGGAGACTGTCGCCGGAGATAACCAGGTAAGAGGACTTCCGCTGAAGCTGGTTCGCCAGAGGGTGAGGTTATTTAAAGCCGGTACAGACGGTAAACGCTCTGCCCGGATACGGATTAACCGGGGAAACCTTCCCGCCATAAAGTTGGGCGCTGCACAGGTCAGGATGAGCAAACGGAGGGGCAAACTGCTGTATCGCGGAAGTGTGCTTAAAATCGGGCCATATCTGTTCCGGGATGCCTTTATTCAGCAACTGGCTAACGGACGCTGGCATGTTATGCGACGCGTTAACGGGAAAAACCGTTATCCAATCGATGTAGTGAAAATTCCTCTTTCCGGACCATTGACTCAGGCATTCGAAAGCGCCACACAAAGCTTGATTGACGAGGAAATGCCGAAGCAACTGGGGTATGCCCTGAAACAACAACTGAGGCTTTATCTTTCACGTTGACTGCTCCCCGCCCTGAAGGACGGGGATTCCCACTTCAACGAGCCGAATCTAAGCCGCTTTGAGCGATTCAGGATTTACAGGCTCTCCGTGGGCTAACACTGCCAGCCCGGCAGCTTTGATATTACGTGCCGCGTTAACGTCCCGGTCGTGGTCAGTTCCGCACTCAGGGCACTGCCATTTACGAACATCAAGAGGCATTTTTTTCATGGTGAAACCGCAACAGCTACAGCGTTTTGAGGACGGGAAAAACTGGTCAATGGCTACCACTGACCGCCCCGCCCATTCGCCTTTGTACCGGAGCTGGCGCACAAGTTCGCCCCAGCTCGCGTCTGCTATTGCTTTGGATAGCGACGGGTTGCGGATCATGTTCCTCACTTTCAGGGATTCGACACATACAACTTGGTTATCGTTAATCAGTTTGCGGGATGCCTTGTGCAGGGCATCCAGTCGGCAATCAGCAATTTTCGCGTGGAGTCGGGCCACCTTTAAACGGGCTTTGGCGCGGTTCTTTGAGCCTTTGGCCTTTTTGCTTAACCGGCGCTGGAGTAGTGCCAGGCGAGCCGCGTATTTAGCGGTATGGCGGGGATTGCCGGACCTGAATCCGGTATCGGTGACGAACAAATCTTTTAAACCAACATCAATGCCGACCATTGAAGAGGTGATCGGCAGTGATGCGGGTTCAAATTCGCAAAGGCACGAAACAAAGTACCGCCCTGCGGCATCTTTGGAAATGGTGACGGTAGACGGCACGGACGGCAGCGGACGACTCCAGCGCACGTCTAAGGGGATTTTGTTCTTTGCCATGTACAGCTTGCCGTCGCGGTATTTAAACGCGCTCGCAGTGAACTCAGCCGCCTGCTTGTGCCGTTTGCTTTTGAAAGCCGGATATGCAGCCCGTCCGGCGAAGAAGTTAGCAAAGGCGGTTTGTTGGTGGCGCAAAGACTGCTGGAGGGGAACGCAGGAAACGTCGTTAAGCCAGGCAAATTCTGGCTCCTTTTTCAGCGCCGTAAGGCGAGCGTTGGCCTGTAGGTAACCGATCTTTTCCTTTCGCTCGTAGTACGCATCGGTACGCCAGCGGAGGATGGAGTTGTAGACGAAACGCACACAACCGAACGTCTGAGCTAAAAGCTCAGCCTGCTCAGTCGTGGGGTAAAACCGGTATTTATATGCGCGTTTCATGGCTTCACATATTAAAGAGGAAAATGTGATTATGCAAAAGACAGTTAGCCGGAAAACCGCCTCCTTTCCTCCCCGGCCTTCAGGCCGGGGAGGAAAGGAGGCATTCTGATGAGCAAACACACATTAATCCGCCGGGCCGTTCTGGAAAAGCTGGAATCCGTGACTGGCGCACCTGTCACTCTTTTTGATGGACTTCCTGCTTTCGTAGAACAGGAAGATTTACCCGCAATAGCTGTCTGGCTGACAGACGCACAGTATACAGGCCTTATGACCGATGAGGATGACTGGCAGGCTACTCTCCATACGGCAGTTTTTCTGAGGGCTCAGGCTCCTGATACAGAGCTTGATATCTGGATGGAAGAAAAAATCTTTCCTGCGCTGGAAGAGGTTAGTGGTCTGGAGCGCCTTATCGATACCATGACCCCGCTGGGTTATGACTACCAGCGTGACAGCGAAATGGCAACGTGGGGGATGGCAGAAATTACTTACCGGATCACCTATACCAACTGAGGAGGATATGATGGGAACACCAAACCCACTGGTAAAAACGAAAGGCGCCGGAACCACATTCTGGCTGTATACCGGCAGCGGCGATGCGTTTAAAAATCCACTGGCTGATGATGACTGGCTGCGACTGGCAGGTATTAAGGATCTGCAGCCCGGAGAAATGAGTGCAGATGCGGAAGACGATGACTATCTTGATGATGAAAATGCCGACTGGAAAAGCACTACGCAGGGGCAGAAAAGCGTCGGTGACACCACGGCCACGCTGGCCTGGAAACCCGGTGAGACCGGACAGAAAAAACTGGTTGAGCTGTTTGACACCGGCGAAGTTCGCGCCTTCCGTATCAGGTATCCTAACGGGACGGTTGATGTGTTCCGCGGCTGGCTGAGTTCACTGGGTAAAACCGTGACGTCCAAAGAGGTGATGACACGCAGCGTAAAAATCACCGGCGTCGGGCGTCCTTCTCTTGCGGAGGAGGATACACCTGACGTAGTCAGCGTATCCGGCGTGACCGTTGCGCCGGCCAGTGCCACGGTGGCTGCCGGAGCCACCACCACGCTGACATTTACGGTAAAACCTGATAACGCGTCAGATAAAACGCTGCAGGTTGCGACCGCCGATCCGCTGATCGCCACCGTCACGCTGAAGGATAATGTGGCCACGGTTAAAGGCGTGAAGGCGGGCAGCGTGAATATTGTTGGCATCAGCAGTGACGGCAGTCTTGTCGCGGTGGCAGCAGTGACAGTGACGGCGTCATAACCCTCTCTTATCAGTCCGCCCCGGTTCCGGGGCTTCTATGGAAAATCATCATGTTTCTCAATACAGACACCTTTAACTACGGTGGGCATTCCATCGTGCTCAGTGAGCTTTCTGCCCTGCAACGTGTGGATTATCTGAAGTTTATTCAGCAGCGGACGGCAGACTATGACGCACAGCCTGAAACCCTGACGGAAGCAGAGCGTCAGACAGAATTTATGCAGATGGGGGTGGATATTAATGCATGGCTGGTATCCCGCTCCCTGTGTGAAAGCAAAAAAGAGGAGGAGGCCCGCGCCCTGTATGAGTCCGTCAGACTGGAATGGTCTTATGAGGCGCTGGGACGTGGCGCTGATATGGTTCTGTCCCTGAGTGGTATGCGTCTTCCGGCATCGCAGGAAGACGACAGCGGGAGTGAAAAGGACACGACCACGCCGGAAAAGTCCTGAACCGGGAGCTGGCGTTTGTGATGCGGCTCGCGCGTGAGTTCCGGCGACCAGACTGGCGGCAGATGCTGGCGGAAATGAGTGCGACAGAGCTGGGTGAGTGGGCGGAGCATTTCGGGAAGAACAGCTTCAGTGACATGTTGCTGGATGCGGAGTTTGCAACGCTGAAATCGCTGATTTCCGGACTGGTTACAGGCACGCATCACGATGCAGAAATGTTCAGCCTGATCACTGATCCTGAGTCGTTGCACGAAAAAACGGATGATGAACTGATGATCCTGGGCGAAGGTATTACCGGAGGTGTCCGCTATGGACCAGATAGCGAACCTGGTCATTGATTTAAGTATCGACAGCGCAGAGTTCCGAAACGAAGTTCCGCGCATTAAAAAATTGCTGAACGATGCGGCTGGTGACTCAGAACGTTCAGTGGCCCGGATGCAGCGTTTTCTGGATAAGCAGACGGAGGCGACGCGCCGGACGTCCGCCAGTCTGGAGCAAGTGACTGCCAGCAGTACCGCGTACAGTTCCGCTGTGGAGAAAAGCGCAGCGGCCAGTACGCGTCTGGCGGCGGATGTGGATCAGACGCGACAGCGGGTGGAGGCACTGGGAAGGAAACTGCGTGAGGAACAGGCGCAGTCAGCGGCTGTGGCGGCAGCACAGGACAGGACAAGTGCTGCTTTTTACCGCCAGATTGACAGTGTAAAACAGTTAAGCGGTGGTCTGCAGGAGCTGCAGCGTATCCAGGCGCAGGTACGACAGGCGAAAGGACGCGGAGATATCTCACAGGGCGATTATCTGGCGCTGGTGTCTGAAACCGCCAGGAAGACCCGTGAGCTTACCGATGCCGAAGCGCTGGCCACGCAGAAAAAAGCACAGTTTATACGCCGCCTGAAAGAGCAGACGACGGTACAGGGCCTCTCCCGTACCGAGCTGCTGCGGGTGAAGGCGGCTGAACTGGGTGTCAGCAGCGCCGCAGATATTTATATCCGTAAACTGGAGCGTACCGGAACTGCCACCCATACGCTAGGACTGAAAAGCGCTGCTGCCCGTCGTGAACTGGGCGTGCTGGCTGGTGAGCTGGCCCGTGGGAATTTCGGGGCACTGCGGGGAAGTGGTATTACGCTCGCTAACCGCGCCGGGTGGATCGAGCAACTGATGTCTCCGAAGGGCATGATGCTCGGCGGGCTGGCTGGCGGCGTGGCTGCTGCTGTTTACGGGCTGGGCAAGGCCTACTATGAAGGCGCTAAGGAAAGCGAGACGTTCAATAAACAGCTTATTCTGACCGGGAGTTATGCCGGAAAAACCACAGGCCAGCTTAATGCGATGGCGAAGTCGCTCGCCGGAAATGGCGTCACGCAGCACGACGCTGCAGGCGTGCTGGCACAGGTGGTCGGTAGCGGAGCGTTTACCGGGCAGGCAGTGGCAATGGTATCCCGTACCGCGACCAGAATGCAGGAAAACGTTGGACAATCAGTGGATGAAACCATCCGCCAGTTTAAACGCCTGCGGGATGATCCGGTGAATGCGGCGAAAGAACTGGACAGGACACTGCATTTTCTGACCTCCACCCAGCTTGAACAAATCAGGGTACTGGGCGAGCAGGGAAGAGTGGCTGATGCCGCGAAAATTGCCATGTCCGCGTATTCGGAAGAAATGAATAAGCGGATGGGAGACGTACACGACAATCTGGGCTGGATTGAAAGAGCATGGAATGCTGTCGGTGATGCGGCGAAGTGGGCATGGGATCGGATGCTGGATATCGGGCGGGAAGATACGCTCGATGAAAAGATCGCGACACTGCAGGAAAAAATCGCGCGCGGCAGAAAAACGCCCTGGACGGTGTCTTCCTCCCAGACTGAATACGATCAGCAGCAGCTGAACGAACTTAAGGAACAGAAACGCCAGAAGGACCTGCTGGATGCGAAGGCGCAGGCAGAGCGTAATTATCAGGAAACGCAGAAACGTCGGAACGAGCAGAATGCCGCGCTGAACCGGGATAATGAAACTGAATCCCTGCGGCACCAACGGGAGGTGGCGCGCATCACCGCCATGCAGTATGCCGATGCTGCTGTACGCAATGCCGCACTGGAGCGCGAAAATGAACGTCATAAAAAGGCGTTGTCACAACAGGCGAAAAAGCCAAAGACTTACCACAACGACGAGGCCAGGCGACTGCTTTTGCAGTACAGCCAGCAACAGGCGCAGACTGAAGGGCAGCTTGCCGCCGCGAAGCTTTCCACGACCGAAAAAATGACGGAAGCGCATAAGCAGCTTTTGTCATTTCAGCAGCGCATCGCTGATTTGTCCGGTAAAAAACTGACGGCGGATGAACAAAGCGTACTGGCACATAAGGATGAAATCGCGCTTGCGCTACAGAAGCTGGATATCTCACAACAGGATTTGCAACACCAGAATGCCCTTAATGAACTGAAGAAAAAGACGCTCACATTGACCAGCCAGCTCGCTGACGAAGAATCCCGCGTCAGGCAACAGCACGCAATGGCGCTGGCCACAATGGGTATGGGCGATCAGCAACGTGGCCGATACGAAGAGCGTCTGAAAATTCAGCAGCACTACCAGGAACAACTGGAGCAGCTTAAACGCGACAGCAAGGCAAAAGGGACATACGGTTCTGACGAATATCGTCAGGCGGAGCAGGCGCTGAAGGGCAGTCTCGATCGCCGGCTGGCTGAGTGGGCGGATTACAATGCGAAAGTTGACGCTGCGCAGGGAGACTGGACGCTGGGGGCGTCGCGGGCGCTGGATAACTTTCTGGCGCAGGGCGGCAATGTGGCAGGCATGACGGAGAACGTTTTCACAAACGCATTTAACGGCATGGCGGACAGTATCGCGAATTTTGCCGTGACCGGAAAGGGCAGTTTCCGGAGCCTGACGGTCTCCATCCTGGCTGACCTTGCAAAAATGGAGGCACGTATTGCGGCTTCTAAACTGTTGGGTTCAGTGCTGGCAATGTTCGGCTTTGGCATATCGGCAGGCGGCAGTACACCATCAGGGGCATACAGTTCTGCGGCGCTGTCGGTTATTCCGAATGCGGACGGCGGCGTGTACCGTTCGGCAGGACTCAGCCAGTACAGCGGCAGCATTGTTAATCGCCCGACATTTTTTGCTTTTGCCAAAGGTGCCGGGGTGATGGGCGAGGCAGGACCGGAGGCAATATTACCACTTCGTCGTGGTGCTGACGGTAAGCTGGGTGTCGTGGCAGCCGCTTCAGGAGGGATGGCGATGTTTGCGCCTGAGTACAACATTGAAATCCACAACGACGCCGGCAACGGACAGATTGGTCCGCAGGCATTACAGGCCGTATATAACATTGGAAAAAAAGCCGCCATTGATTTCTGGCAACAGCAGTCGCGTGACGGGGGTATTGCTGGAGGAGGGCGATAACAATGGAAACATTTAACTGGAAGATCCGCCCTGATATGACAGTGGAATCAGAACCAAAAGTCACCTCCATAAAACTGGGTGACGGGTATGAACAACGGCGTCCAGCCGGGCTGAACAACCATCTGGCGAAGTATAACGTAACGGTCCGGATTCGTAAGGGAGAACATCAGAATCTTGAGGCATTTTTATCCCGCCACGGTGGAGTGAAATCCTTTCTCTGGACACCGCCTTATACCTGGACACAAATTCGGGTGATTTGCCGCAAATGGTCGATTAGCGTTGGCTCTCTTTGGGTGACTGTGACCACGACTTTTGAACAGGTTGTTATCTGAGGAGGAGTGATGCAGGACATTTCGCAGGATACGCTGAACGAAGCCGCTAAACTGGCGCAGTCCGCCAGGATCACTTTGTGGGAAATCGATCTGACACAGTCTGGCGGTGATCGTTATTTTTTTTGTAACGAGGCGAATGAAAAGGGGGAGGCGGTTACCTGGCAGGGACAGAAATATGATGTTTATCCTGTAGAGGGTAGCGGATTTGAAATGAACGGCAAAGGCGCAGCTGCGCGCCCGTCACTGAAGGTATCCAATCTTTACGGTATGGTGACCGGAATGGTGGAGGATTCGCATAGTCTGGTTGGAGCGACGGTCATCCGCAGGATAGTGTATGCCCGGTTTCTCGATGCCGTTAATTTTCAAAGCGGCAACCAGGAGGCCGACCCGGAGCAGGAGTCTGTAAGCCGCTGGGTGATCGAGCAGTGCAGTGATCTGACGGCGGTAAGTGCGACATTTGTCCTGGCAACACCGACTGAAACAGACGGATGTGTCTTCCCCGGGCGAATTATGCTGGCCAATACCTGTACATGGATATACCGCTCTGACGAATGCGGCTATACGGGACCAGCTGTCGCGGATGAATTTGATAACCCTACCGCCGATCCGGCAAAAGATGCCTGCAGCCGCTGCGCCCGGGGATGCGCCCTGCGTAACAATACCGGAAACTTTGGCGGTTTCCTCTCCATTAATAAACTTTCACAGTAAATCTTCATGAAAGAACAGGATATTCTGGCGCACGCCCGACGGTGTGCGCCTGCGGAGTCGTGTGGCTTCGTGGTGAGAACACAGGCGGGAGAACGGTATCTCCCCTGTGTGAATATTTCTGCCGCGCCGGAGGATTATTTCCGTATGGCGCCGGAGGACTGGCTGAGGGCTGAAACGCAGGGGGATATTGTGGCGCTGGTTCACAGCCATCCTGGCGGCCAGCCGTATCTGAGCGATGTGGACCGCAGGCTGCAGGTTCAAAGCGACCTGCCGTGGTGGCTGGTATGCGCCGGCCAGGTACATAAATTCCGCTGTGTGCCACACCTGACCGGACGACAGTTTAAACATGGGGTTTTTGACTGTTACACGCTGTTCCGTGATGCCTATCATCTGGCGGGGATTGATATGCCGGATTTTCACCGGGACGACGACTGGTGGCGGCATGGTGACAATCTCTATCTGGATAATCTGGAGACGACGGGATTTTACCGTGTCAGCGCAGCCAGTGCGCAGCCCGGCGACGTGCTGATTTGCTGCTTTGGCTCCTCCGTTCCGAACCACGCAGCGATTTACTGCGGCGACGGAGAGCTGCTGCACCATATTCCTGAACAACTGAGTAAACGTGAGAGGTATACCGACAAATGGCAACGACGCACGCACTCCATCTGGCGACACCGGGCATGGCGCGAATTTGCCTTTACGGGGATCTGCAACGATTTTGCCGCCGCGTCAGCCTGCAGGTAGCCAGTGGTGCTGAAGCTGTCCGGGCACTGGCGGTACAGTTGCCCGGTCTCCGGCAGAAACTGAACGACGGCTGGTATCAGGTACGCATAGCCGGAGACGATGTTACGGCTGATACCCTGACAACCAGCCTGCATGACCCGCTGCCGCCTGGCGCGGTGATTCATATTGTGCCGCGTCTGGCCGGGGCCAAATCTGGCGGGGTGTTTCAGGCGGTGCTTGGTGCGGCGCTGATTGCCGTTGCCTGGTGGAACCCGGCAGGCTGGCTGGGAGCGGCGGCGGTATCCGGTATGTATATGACCGGGGCGTCGATGGTTCTGGGCGGTGTGGCGCAGATGCTGGCACCAAAACCTAAAATGTCCGAAATGAGGCAGACCGATAACGGCAGGCAGAACACGTATTTCTCGTCGCTGGATAATATGGTTGCCAACGGTAACACGTTGCCGGTGCTGTACGGCGAGATGCAGGTGGGGTCACGCGTGATTTCCCAGGAAGTCAGTACCGCTGATGAAGGAGATGGTGGTCAGGTTGTGGTGATTGGCCGCTGACAACAGAACAGATTCAGACAGAACCGCCTCCGGGCGGTTTTGTCGTTTTACGGGGTAATAAATGGGAAAGGGCGGCGGAAAAGGGCATACGCCCCGCGAGGCACCGGATAACCTTAAATCCACGCAGCTGCTGAGCGTCATCGATGCCATCAGCGAGGGACCGATAGAAGGCCCGGTGAACGGTCTGCAAAGTGTTCTGGTAAACCAGACGCCGGTGGTGGACCGCGACGGTAACACGAATATCCACGGCGTGAAGGTGGTATACCGCGTCGGTGAGCAGGAACAGACCCCGCTGGAGGGATTTGAATCGTCCGGCGCCGAGACGGTGCTTGGTGTACAGGTCAAATACGACAATCCGGTGACCAGAACCATCACGGCTGCAAATATTGACCGCCTGCGTTTTACGTTCGGCGTGCAGTCACAGGTGGAGGCCAACAGCAAGGGCGACCGCAATCCGACATCGGTCAGGCTGCAAATCCATCTTGAGCGCTATGGTCAGTGGGTGGTGGAAAAAGAGATTACGATTACCGGGAAAACAACCACACAGTATCTGGCCTCGGTGATAGTGGATAATCTCCCTCCCCGGCCATTTGGTATCCGGATGGTACGTGTGACGGCAGACAGTACCACTGACCAGTTACAGAACAACACGGTCTGGTCGTCGTATACCGAGATTATTGATGTCCGGCAGCGCTATCCCAACACCGCCGTAATTGGCCTGCAGGTGGAGTCTGAGCAGTTCGGCAGCCAGCAGGTGACGCGAAATTACCATTTTTTCGGGCGGATTATTCATGTGCCGTCGAATTACGATCCGGTAGCGCGAACCTACAGCGGCATCTGGGACGGCACGTTCAAGCCTGCATACAGCAATAATCCGGCGTGGTGTCTCTGGGATGTGCTGACACATCCCCGCTATGGCATGGGACAGCGAATCGGCGCGGCGGACGTGGACCGGTGGGCGCTGTATGCAATAGGCCAGTACTGCGACCAGATGGTCCCTGACGGATTCGGCGGGACAGAGCCGCGTATGACCTTTAATGCGTATCTGGCACAGCAGCGTAAGGCGTGGGATGTGCTGACCGACTTCTGCTCCGCCATGCGTTGTATGCCGGTGTGGAACGGGCAGATGATGACCTTCGTGCAGGACAGGCCCTCGGATACAGTCTGGACCTATACCCGCAGCAATGTGGTAATGCCGGATGAGGGTACACCGTTCCGTTACAGCTTCAGTGCGCGGAAGGACCGCCATAATGCGGTAGAGGTGAACTGGATCGACCCTGATAATGGCTGGCAGACATCCACGGAACTGGTGGAAGACACGGTTGCCATCAGTCACTACGGACGCAATCTGGTAAAAATGGATGCGTTTGGCTGTACCAGTCGCGGGCAGGCGCACCGCGCCGGGCTGTGGCTGATAAAAACGGAGCTGCTGGAAACCCAGACGGTCGATTTTAGTGTGGGTGCGGAGGGGCTGCGCCACGTTCCCGGTGATGTGATTGAGGTTTGCGACGAGGATTATGCCGGCATCAGCCTGGGCGGGCGGATTCTGTCCGTTGACCGCGCCCGCCGCATTCTGACCCTTGACAGGGAGATTACCCTGCCGTCGTCCGGCACCACGCTGATAAGCCTGGTGGATGGCGAAGGCTTGCCGGTCAGCGTGGACGTGCAGTCTGTTACCGACGGTGTGCAGGTTCAGGTCAGCCGGATACCGGACGGCGTGGCGGAATACAGCGTCTGGGGGCTGAAACTGCCGTCGCTGCGCCAGCGTCTCTTCCGGTGTGTGGCTGTCCGGGAAAACGACGACGGAACGTATGCCATCACCGCCGTACAGCATGTGCCGGAAAAAGAGTCCATCGTGGACAACGGGGCATCATTCGATCCGCAACCCGGAACGATTCACGGCACCGTTCCCCCGGCGATACAGCATCTGACCACAGAAATTCTGGCGGAGGAGGGACAGTATCAGGTACTGGCGCGCTGGGACACACCGCGAGTCGTTAAGGGCGCCTCGTTTTCTTTGCGCCTGAACGTGGCGGCGGAAGATGGCAGTGACCGGCTGGTAAGCAGCGCAGGAACGCCGGATACGCAGTACCGGTTCCGGGGGCTGACGCCGGGGCGCTACACCCTGTCCGTCAGGGCGGTGAACAGCCAGGGACAACAGGGAGACCCGGCCAGCACACAGTTCAGCATCTCCGCGCCGGCGGCACCATCATTTATCGAACTCACCCCTGGCTATTTCCAGATTACAGCCACACCGCGTCAGGCGGTATACGACCCGACGGTGCAGTATGAGTTCTGGTTTTCAGACGCGCAGATTACGGATATCCATCAGGTGGAAAACGCCGCACGATATCTGGGAACGGCGCTGTACTGGATAGCGGCCAGTGTGAATATCAGGCCCGGCAGGGATTACTATTTTTATATCCGGGCGGTAAATCAGGTCGGTAAATCCGCATTCGTGGAGGCGACCGGGCAGGCCAGCAACGATGCCGCAGGCTATCTGGATTTTTTCAAAGGGCAGATAACTGAAAGTCACCTGGGTAAGGAACTGCTGGAGAAGGTGGAACTGACGGAGGATAACGCCAGCAAACTGCAGCAGTTTTCGAAGGAGTGGCAGGATGCTAACGATAAATGGAACGCCATGTGGGGCGTCAAAATAGAGCAGACCAAAGACGGCAAATATTATGTGGCCGGACTTGGACTGAGCATGGAAGACACGCCTGACGGGAAGATAAGCCAGTTCCTGGTGGCGGCGGATCGCATTGCTTATATTAACCCGGCAAACGGAAACGAGACGCCCGGATTCGTCATGCAGGGCGACCAGATAATCATGAATGAGGCGTTCCTGAAATATCTGAGCGCGCCGACCATTACCAGTGGCGGGAATCCTCCGGCATTTTCCCTGACGCCGGATGGAAAGCTGACTGCGAAAAATGCGGATATCAGCGGGCATATCAACGCTGTATCTGGCTCGTTTACGGGAGAAATCAATGCCACCTCCGGTAAGTTTTCTGGCGTGATAGAAGCAAGAGAGTTTGTCGGTGATATTTGCGGCTCAAAAGTCATGCAGGGCGTGAACATCAGGGCGACGAACGACGAACGCAGCACCTCAACACGGTATACCGACAGCGCCACCTATCAGATAGGGAAAACCATCACGGTGATGGCTAACTGTGAGCGTAACGGTGGCTCCGGTGCCATCACCGTCACGATAAATATTAACGGCCAGGTGAAAACGGCGGAGGTTATCCCGTATACCGCAGGGCTTCCGGCCATGTATCAGACCGTTGTCTTTTCGGTCTACACCACTTCACCTGTCGTGGATATCAGCGTTTCTCTGAGGGTTCGTGGGCAGTACACCACGTCTGCTTCCGTCTGGCCGCTGGTGATGGTTTCCCGGTCGGGGAACAACTTCACAAACTGACCGGATTTCCGGTCTCTTTCGTTTAACAAGGAACAGATATGACTATGTCGCGCGTAATTTCGCTGGCGGCAGGGGTTTCCCTGTCCGTTTTATTTTCCACCGCTGCCGTTGCCGATAACGGAAGAGGAAGCGGTAACAGCAATATTGAAAACCAGACCCGGATTTATACCGGTACTGACCGCGGGCAGAAACAGCACCGCGAGGCAAAGGGACAAATAATCACGCGGAGCGTCCAGTGTTCGCTGCCGGCATATTTACGTGACCCGGATAATCAGTGCTGAGATGTGAATGAATCTGAAGCCTGCCTGCGGGCGGGCTTTTTTATGGAGGCAATATGCCAGTACTTATTTCCGGCGTACTGAAAGATGGTACGGGAACGCCGGTACAGAACTGCACCATTCAGCTGAAGGCCTGCCGGACCAGTACGACGGTGGTCGTGAATACGGTGGCATCGGAAAATCCGGATGACGCCGGGCGCTACAGCATGGATGTGGAGCAGGGGCAGTACACAGTCACGCTCCTGGTGGAAGGGTATCCCCCGTCACATGCCGGAGTTATTACGGTCTACGATGATTCAAAACCGGGCACCCTGAATGATTTTCTGGGGGCCATGACGGAAGACGACGTCCGCCCGGAGGCGCTGCGACGTTTTGAGGCGATGGTGGAAGAAGTTGCCCGCCAGGCATCGGAGGCATCGCGGAATGCCACCGCCGCAGGGCAGGCATCTGAACAGGCGCAGACATCAGCAGGTCAGGCAGCGGAAAGCGCCACGGCAGCAGTGAATGCAGCCGGAGCGGCAGAAGCATCAGCCACACAGGCAGCCTCATCCGCAGCATCTGCGGAGAGCAGCGCAGGTACGGCGACCACAAAAGCCGGGGAGGCATCAGCCAGCGCGGCGTCGGCTGACACAGCCAGAACGGCGGCAGCCGCATCGGCAGCCGCAGCGAAAACATCTGAAGCGAATGCAGATGTCTCCCGTACTGCCGCCGGCGATTCAGCTGCTGCCGCAGCCGCCAGCGCGACGGCGGCGCAGACATCAGCAGCGCGCGCCGGAGCATCCGAAACCGCCGCGAAGACGTCAGAAACGCAGGCGGCTTCCAGTGCCGGTGATGCAGGTGCGTCAGCCACTGCGGCGGCAGCGTCGGAAAAGGCGGCAGCCGCATCGGCAGCCGCAGCAAAAATATCTGAGACAAACGCAGCAACGTCAGCAAGTACAGCAGCGGCCAGCGCAACAGCCGCCTCGTCATCAGCATCGGAGGCATCCAATCACGCCGCCGCATCTGATACCAGCGCATCACTGGCGGCGCAAAGCAGTACTGCTGCCGGAGCAGCAGCCACCAGAGCAGAAGATGCCGCAAAACGGGCAGAAGACATCGCGGACGTGATTTCCCTGGAAGATGCCAGCCTGACGAAAAAAGGTATCGTTAAGTTAAGCAGTGCCACGGACAGTGACAGCGAAGCGCTGGCAGCCACACCAAAGGCGGTAAAAACCGTTATAGGTGAGGTGCAGGCTAAAGCCCCGCTGGACAGTCCGGCACTGACTGGTACGCCAACAGCACCAACTCCGGAAACCACAGCTGCAGGTATTGAAATTGCCACGGCAGCGTTTGTGGCTGCGAAAGTAGCACAGTTGGTTGGTTCTGCGCCGGAAACGCTGGACACGCTGAAAGAACTGGCTGACGCGCTGGGTAACGATCCGAACTTTGCCACCACTGTACTGAATAAACTAGCGGGCAAGCAGCCGCTGGACGATACACTGACGGCGCTGTCAGGAAAAAGCGTTGACGGTCTTATCGAATACGTTGGTTTACGGGAAACCATAAATCACGCCGCCGATGCATTACTAAAATCACAGAACGGTGGCGATATTCCGGAAAAGCCGCTGTTTGTACAAAATATCGGAGCGCTCCCTGCATCAGGTACGGCTGTTGCAGCGAACAGACTGGCATCACGCGGCGCGCTTCCGGCACTGACTGGTACGACAAGAGGCAGCGATAGTGGCCTGATAATGGGCGAGGTTTACAACAATGGCTATCCGACGCAATACGGAAATATTTTACGTCTGACCGGAGCCGGTGATGGGGAAATCCTCATTGGCTGGAGCGGGACAAACGGTGCGCCAGCGCCCGCATATATTCGCAGTCATCGAGATACCGCCGATGCTGAGTGGTCCGAATGGGCAATGCTCTACACCACACTAAACCCACCTCCGGATTCGCATCCAGTAGGGGCGGCGATTGCATGGCCGTCTGATGTGCTCCCGGATGGTGGTTATGCTTTTATGTATGGGCAGTCCTTCGATAAATCTGCTTACCCGTTACTGGCTATAGCGTATCCGTCCGGCGTTATCCCTGACATGAGAGGCTGGACAATAAAGGGTAAGCCCATCAGTGGACGTGCCGTATTGTCGCAAGAAATGGACGGCAATAAATCGCACTCGCACACCGCGCGGGCGCAGGATACTGACTTAGGGGCAAAATCTACCTCATCCTTTGATTACGGCACGAAATCGACCAATACCACGGGCAATCATACTCACCAGTTCGGCGGTTATATCAATTCATACTGGGGAGATTCCAATCACACCTCATTTCAGCCTGGAGGTGGTGCATGGACACAGGCCGCTGGCGACCATGCACATACAGTTTATATCGGAGGACATGAGCACACCATGTATATCGGTCCACACGGACACGTCGTTATTGTGGACGCAGACGGTAATGCGGAAACCACGGTTAAAAATATTGCATTTAACTACATAGTGAGGCTGGCATAATGACTTTTAAAATGAGCGAACAGGCGCAGACAATTAAAATTTTTAATCTTCGTTCAGATACAAACGAATTTATTGGCGCAGGTGATGCATATATCCCGCCGCACACGGGATTACCGGCAAACTGTACTGATCTCGCCCCTCCTGATATTCCCTCCAGTCATATAGCTGTTTTTGACGCTGAAACCCAAACGTGGAGTCTGCAGGAGGATCACCGCGGCGAGACGGTTTACGACACAACAACCGGCAATCAGGTTTATATCTCCGAGCCTGGTCCGTTGCCCGAAAATGTCACATCAGTTTCACCAGTTGGTGAATACCAGAAATGGGATGGTAAGGCTAAGGTCTGGGTAAAAGACGAAGCGGCTGAAAAAGCAGCGCAGCTTCGTCAGGCGGAAGAAACCAAAAACAGGCTCCTGCAAATAGCATCTGAAAAAATCGCGCCGTTACAGGATGCAGTGGATCTGGACGAAGCAACCGATAAAGAAAAAGCTTCTCTTCTGGCATGGAGAAAGTACCGGGTACAGGTAAACCGTGTTGATACTTTAAAGCCTGTCTGGCCGGAGAAACCAGCCAGTAGTTTATAATTTGTCAGGAAAGCTCAGGCCTTATTTATAGCAAATATGAAGAAGGCCTGTCTGTCATAACTGATATGGTTACTGGTTAGTATATATAAATTTATACTCAATAACCTCTACACATTTTAAACCAATCTTCGGGGAAGGGCACGTCCGCAGGCCAAAGACTACACATCTTAGGTGGTATGGGCTTAATTGTTTCTGCTTTTTGCTGATCTTGGGAGTCTGCCGCTATTGTAAGAGCAGAATATAGTGAGGATGGTAATATTAAAGCCATTGCTAAAAATACGCTCTTAACGTGTTTCATAATATGTTACCTATTAAATTGTGGCACACTATCCTTACGGTTACAGCATCCTTTACTATAGATATTAAACGTTATTCATTACCATCAGGTAAGTAAATAAAAACCATTTATAAAATATTTAACTTAAATAAAAATGATAAGCACTATTATATTTTATTTCCCATGTAAATTAATTCATATGAAAGTGAGTTCATGTGCTCTTCAAATCCTGGCTGGCTCGCTCCCCCGGAGGAACAGGCCAGTTAACATTATCAGGAGTGTTTGTTATATCAATCAACTTCACTTCATTCTTGTAAGCCAGCCACACTGACAGTTTTGATCCTGTCCGCGTATTGTGGACACAGCCTTAAGCGAGGTTCTGGTTTTCAAATTGCTCCGGACTGAGATCGCCGCAGACCCTGACGGCGCAGGCTGGACGCTATCGTTTTTACATTGTACCTCAGGCCCCAAGTTCACTTCCTCAGCAAGCCGGGGGCGCACCGTAGCGCTGTTTTGCCTGGCTGAAGGCCTCTCTTACGACATTATCGCAGTCCTGCCGGAACTGTTGGTGGGTATTAACGACTGCGCGCCTTGTTTGCCAATGCCGATTCCGAACTCATTCTGACGCCGATCATCATTGCCGTGTTGCTCGCGCCTGGTTTCAGCAAAAGCACCACGCTGGCTATACTGCATTTCTTTTTCCGCAGGGAGAAGTGAGTAAACGAGTATGGAAATGGAGCTTTCCCTATAATGGCGGCTGAAACTATTCATATGTCATGTATTGCAAATATCAAAGTGATAAATAAAGTTTCAACAGTCTATATTTTTTGTGAAAACGACTCGCTAAGGTGCTAACCCTATATGAGGGACTGATTGAACATCAGATATATCCCGGCTTATTTAATACTGTTTACTATGAGGGTAATAATATGTTTTCTCTTATTAAATGTATTAGTCGCGACTTGATCTGACACATGGCCTTGAAAGGTTGAGAGTTACCGGTTTTGATATGGGTGTCGAATCCTTATACAAAACACGAGGTAACTCTCATGCTTCATACTACCAATCCCGTCATCAAACACAAAGCCGGTTTGCTCAATCTGGCTGAAGAGCTCAGCAACGTGTCGAAAGCCTGTAAAATCATGGGCGTCTCGCGCGATACGTTTTACCGTTATCGTGAACTAGCCGATGAAGGCGGCGTTGATGCGCTGATAAATCGTAGTCGCCGCGTACCTAACCTTAAGAACCGTACCGATGAGGCAACTGAGCAAGCTGTTGTTGATTATGCCGTTGCGTTCCCGGCCCATGGTCAGCACCGAACTGCGCAAACAGGACGTTTTTATCTCCGGTAGTGGTGTCCATTCCGTCTGGCTGCGCCACAACCTTGAGAACTTCAAAAAACGCCTGAAAGCGCTGGAAGAAAAAGTGGCCCGCGATGGCATTGAACTGACTGACTGCCAGATCGCCGCGCTGGAGCGTAAAGCCAGTGATGATGAAGCCTGTGGTGAGATTGAAACCGTTCATCCGGGATATCTGGGGTCACAGGACACGTTCTACGTGGGCAGCCTGAAAGGCGTTGGGCGAATCTATCAGCAGACGTTCGTTGATACATACTCGAAGGTGGCTCACTGCAAGCTCTATATCACCAAAACGCCGATTACAGCGGCTGATTTGCTGAATGATCGTGTACTGCCGTTTTATGAGTCTCAGGGCCTGCCGATGCTAAGGATACTGACAGACAGGGGTACAGAATATTGCGGCAAAGTGGAACATCATGATTATCAGCTTTATCTGGAGATAAATGACATCGAACACACGAAAACGAAGGCGATGTCCCCGCAGACCAATGGCATCTGCGAGCGGTTCCATAAAACGATACTGAACGAATTTTATCAGGTGACGTTCCGCAAAAAGTTATATGGCGATTTTGATACATTACAATCGGATCTTGATGAATGGCTGGTTCACTATAATAATGAGCGAACCCATCAGGGAAAAATGTGCTGTGGCCGGACGCCGATGGAAACGTTACTTGATGGAAAACGCATCTGGTCTGAGAAGAATTTAAGCCAGATGTAATCTGACAGATACCTGTATAAATAACCGGTAACTGTCAGATCAGGTCTGAGCTAATACAACTAATTGTATGTTATTTGTCGTTTATTGCTAAATATATATCGTTAATTGAAGGCTTGATGCGTGTGTCTGCGTTAATCTCTTTTCATTGTGCTGTAAATTAGGCAGTGGAATATGTTTAATATCCGCAATACACAACCTTCTGTAAGTATGCAGGCTATTGCTGGTGCAGCGGCACCAGAGGCATCTCCGGAAGAAATTGTATGGGAAAAAATTCAGGTTTTTTTCCCGCAGGAAAATTACGAAGAAGCGCAACAGTGTCTCGCTGAACTTTGCCATCCGGCCCGGGGAATGTTGCCTGATCATATCAGCAGCCAGTTTGAGCGTTTAAAAGCGCTTACCTTCCCCGCGTGGGAGGAGAATATTCAGTGTAACAGGGATGGTATAAATCAGTTCTGTATTCTGGATGCAGACAGCAAGGAGATATTGTCAATCACTCTTGATGATGCCGGGAACTATACCGTGAATTGTCAGGGGTACAGTGAAGCACATGACTTCATCATGGACACAGAACAGAGAGAGGAATGCACAGAATTCGCGGAGGGGGCATCCGGGACATCCCTCCGCCCTGCCACAACGGCTTCACAGACGGCAGCAGAGTATTATGCTGTCTGGTCAAAATGGGAAAGGGATGCACCAGCAGGAGAGTCACCCGGCCGCGCAGCAGTGGTACAGGAAATGCGTGATTGCCTGAATAACGGCAATCCAGTGCTTAACGTGGGAGCGTCAGGTCTTACCACCTTACCAGACCGTTTACCACCGCATATTACAACACTGGTTATTCCTGATAATAATCTGACTAGCCTGCCGGAGTTGCCGGAAGGACTACGGGAGCTGGAGGTCTCTGGTAACCTACAACTGACCAGCCTGCCATCGCTGCCGCAGGGACTACAGAAGCTGTGGGCCTATAATAATTGGCTGGCCAGCCTGCCGACGTTGCCGCCAGGACTAGGGGATCTGGCGGTCTCTAATAACCAGCTGACCAGCCTGCCGGAGATGCCGCCAGCACTACGGGAGCTGAGGGTCTCTGGTAACAACCTGACCAGCCTGCCGGCGCTGCCGTCAGGACTACAGAAGCTGTGGGCCTATAATAATCGGCTGACCAGCCTGCCGGAGATGTCGCCAGGACTACAGGAGCTGGATGTCTCTCATAACCAGCTGACCCGCCTGCCGCAAAGCCTCACGGGTCTGTCTTCAGCGGCACGCGTATATCTGGACGGGAATCCACTGTCTGAACGCACTCTGCAGGCGCTGCGGGACATCACCAGCGCACCAGGCTATTCAGGCCCCAGGATACTATTCGATATGGCGGGGGCCTCCGCCCCCCGGGAAGCACGGGCACTGCACCTGGCGGCCGCTGACTGGCTGACGTCTGCACGGGAGGGGGAAGCGGCCCAGGCAGACAGATGGCAGGCGTTCGGACTGGAAGATAACGCCGCCGCCTTCAGCCTCGTCCTGGACAGACTGCGTGAGACGGAAAACTTCAAAAAAGACGCGGGCTTTAAGGCACAGATATCATCCTGGCTGACACAACTGGCTGAAGATGCTGCGCTGAGAGCAAAAACCTTTGCCATGGCAACAGAGGCAACATCAACCTGCGAGGACCGGGTCACACATGCCCTGCACCAGATGAATAACGTACAACTGGTACATAATGCAGAAAAAGGGGAATACGACAACAATCTCCAGGGGCTGGTTTCCACGGGGCGTGAGATGTTCCGTCTGGAAAAACTGGAACAGATTGCCCGGGAAAAGGCCGGAACGCTGGCCTTGGCCGATGATGTTGAAGTCTATCTGGCGTTCCAGAATAAGCTGAAGGAATCACTTGAGCTGACCAGCGTGACGTCAGAAATGCGTTTCTTTGACGTTTCCGGCGTGACGGTTTCAGACCTTCAGGCTGCGGAGCTTCAGGTGAAAACCGCTGAAAACAGCGGGTTCAGTAAATGGATACTGCAGTGGGGGCCGTTACACAGCGTGCTGGAACGCAAAGTGCCGGAACGCTTTAACGCGCTTCGTGAAAAGCAAATATCGGATTATGAAGGCACGTACCGGAAGCTGTATGACGAAGTGCTGAAATCGTCCGGGCTGGTCGACGATACCGATGCAGAACGTACTATCGGAGTAAGTGCGATGGATAGTGCGAAAAAAGAATTTCTGGATGGCCTGCGCGCTCTTGTGGATGAGGTGCTGGGTAGCTATCTGACAGCCCGGTGGCGTCTTAATTGAGCACGATATTCACCGCACCAGGCGAATGTGGTGCGGTGAACAAAGATATTCCCGGACAAACAACATCAGACAGCACTGATGATGCACAGGTGAAACAGGGGAGACTTCTTCAGTCAGGGCGTAGTGCAACTCAACCTTTTCGACGATAACGCGCCGCGCGCCGATAGTGCGAAGTTGATGGAAGTACTGGACCATCTTAATGCAAAAGACGGGAAGGGGACGCTGTACTTCGCCGGGCAGGGGATGTCGCAACAGTGGGCTATGAAGCGAGAAATGCTTTCACCTCGGTATACGACCAGATTTTCCGATCTGCCAATAGTCAGGTGACGGGTTTGATCAGCTCTTCCCCTTGATTTTTCACATTGCCAACGGCGCGCTTCACGGCGTGCCAGGTAAATTTATCTGTCGGCACGGCACCATCAGTAATTATCTCCTCTACCTCCTTCCCGCTTATGCCCTGGCGCATCCATTTTCGCGCGGTGCCAGGTGACAGAACGAGAGGACGACGGTCGTGAATGTCTACCAGACCTTTATCAGCTGCGGAGGTAACAATCAGGAATCCCTCTGCGTCATCGCCGCGCTCAAACGGTGTACTGCCAATGGCAGCCATGAATATCGGCTTCCCGTCCTTTCTGTGAATGAAATACGGCTGTTTCTTGTCGCCTTCCTTCTTCCACTCAAACCAACCATCAGCAAACACGATAGCTCGGCCATGTTGCCATAGCGGTTTAAACATTCTGCTGGTGGCCGCAGTCTCAACCCGTGCATTAATCAGCGGTGGTTTATCCCACCATCCGGGCGCAAATCCCCAGAATACCGGATCCAGATGCAGTTGCTCGTCGCGTTCACTGAGCAGCAGAACTTTGGTACCGGGCGCCACGTTGTACCGGCCTATAGGTTCAGGGTCATAAGCGATATCGCGCTCGGCTTCATCGGCCAGATATGCCAGGTATTCTTCGCGGGTCTGTGCTTGTGCAAAGCGTCCACACATATGAAACCTCCAGTCGGTCAGACTGAAAGTATAGAAGAGGATATGCGAGTGGCTGTTCCGGTGTTTCTTCGAGCGACCTCAACCAATGTAGAAGCTTCACTATTGGGGGTTGCCACTAGTAGCATCATGTTGAATGTACTGGCGTGAAAAAATTGGAATCTTGAAGAAAACTCTTCCCCAAAACTAAAATCAACGTTTTGATAATCAATGAGTTGTAAAAGACAGTTACTGGATTTTTTTGATAGTAGGAAGAATGATAATTTCAACTTTATCAAATGGTTGGTATGTTTTTGGCAATGTAATGCTGCGTCATATGCAGTGGTTTGAAGCGGCGGATCTGATTGTTAAAGGTATGGAAGGCGCGATTGCCGCGAAGACCGTGACCTATGACTTCGAACGTCTGATGGACGGCGCTAAGCTGCTGAAATGTAGTGAGTTTGGCGACGCGATTATCGCAAATATGTAATAACGATAATTGTTAAAATAAAAACGGGGACTTAACGTTCCCGTTTTTATTATTAGTATTCGAACGGTTATCAAAATAATTTATCAAAACTCCCTCAATTCAGACCGCAATAGTAATCCATCCTTTACCCCGATCGTCATGGTAACCTGAGACTCCCTGAAAATTGATAGTTACCGATTTTGATTGTAGTGGTTTTCTTTATGATGTGTGGTTTGGCTATTTTTTGAAAGTGCCTTATCAGATTTGTTGTTATTATCAGGATAATATTTCAATAAAAGGTGATAATTTATAGACTGCAATAGTGGGTAGATTAAGTATTTTATGAAATTATTAGTATGCTTTATTTGCACTTCTACAAGGCGGCTAAGAAGTGTTGAAATATCAGCCTGATAAAGAATACGTCAGCGAAAGTGAATACTATTAGTCGTAAAAATTCAGGAGACATATGCTCAAACCTATCTGCTATAGTGGAAGTGTAAAGGTTCCGCAATATCTGGAAACAGATAAGGAAAAAAATGTCGGACATACTCCTCTGTCTTCAGACATTCAGCAAGTTAAAAATGTTGTTGAAGATGTTCCGCCATTTCCAGAAAGCAGAGCGGCGAGAGGTTCTGTAAGCGCAGCGTACAGGCTTTCTTTTGACGAAGTATTTTGCGGTATCAGCAATGAAGAGCGTAAAAAGGTGTATGGTCGCCTTTTTGGAAAACAAGTACTTGCGCATATTCATTCCAGGTGTCAGCGCGACGCTGACATAATAAGAGAAAAAGCGCTCAGGCGGATAAGCCGTGAGTGTGGTGCCGAAATAGATTGCGCTCTCTTGCTAAATAAGATGGTGGATGTTTTACAAAATGCCCGGCTGACAATAAATTTTAATGCAGCAAAAATTGACTTTGTCTCTCTCTTAAAAAATAAAGAATATCTGAACTCTTATGCATTAGGTTGCAGACCAGGCGATTTACCTGCTTATAATGTCGGACGTGATTCAGTTGAAACTAAAGCATTTGAACTGGAGAAGCTTGCAGATTCACCTTATGCCCCATATGGTCAGACAGGCGGTTTTTCCGTAGCATATACTCCCAATAGTAGAACCTTTAGCCCTACAAGCAGACCAATTTATGCTGCACTGGACTTTCTGAACGGTGAAAATGGAGGTGCCAGCGCCTATGGGAAATCATTTTTTGAATTAAATGATAATGTAAAAACAAATTGTACATTTTCACCTTTTGATACCTACGGCCACAGATTTGGTCTGGATACGAGTAAATTATCTACATTTTGGCATATGGAGAACCTGATCGCATCCTGTCAAAATGATTTTTTTGGTTATAATTGCTTTAAGAGTTTGGTTAAAATGGCTAAGGGCGAAAAGTTTTTAGCTCACTCTAATTATGGTACAGGCTATGAAGGGAATTATATAGAGGCTCATATCCATGGTGATGTATGCTTATTTAGAGATATAAAACACGTTTATTTGTCTTTGCAAGAAAATTCTTACTCGAAAAGTCAACTATATGATTATGCAAAACAAATAAACCAGGCGCTTAATAGAGACTGCATAATATTATATTGACAAGCTTATTATCAGTTTCTTGAAAAGAGCTTTAAATGATCATGAGCGCATATTTCTTGAGGTAGGCAGTAACTGCTTTTATATTTATTAGCTTAGGACCGCTCTGGCAGATACCTGTGTGGCACTTCAGTATGGCCTGGCAAAATAGAGGAATATGGACCAGCAGAAGCTCCTGCTGGCTACTTTTCACTTAAATCGCTGGACTTCAGCGGCGCTTCAGATGAAGCGACCTTCACAGTCATCAGGTGGCCTGCATTACCACAGGAGTGATTTACTGGCTATCGATATTCCTGCTCATCAGGTTTTTACGTCATCTACGCACATTTATTCTGGTATAGTTGAAATACTGTAAAAATATTAAGGCTTATTATTTTTTCTTTAGGTAAATTTTCGCGCAACAAACTTGGATGCGTGAATGTTTGAAATATCATTGCTTTATACTAGATCTCAGCGGCCTACAGCTCACAATTTTATTAGATCATCTTCCTGAACATATTACTTTTATGGCGGTTATCAACAATAGGCTGGCTAAATTGCCTGACACTTTACCTGGAGGGTACAGACTGATTACGCGGGTAGGATCACTACACTGGAAAAAGATTGCCAGTTAATAAGATGTCGTCCATGATTCAGTTGGATGATAATGATTTATTCCCCACTCTTTGATCCTATAATAGTGATCTGATAGTTATCCAGAACGTTCTTACAGAGGGTGGGCTTGTTAAATAATCATCAAGTTATTAATGAGTTATGTCCTGCTTTGCTGAAAATAAAAACCAGTAGACAGACGACGGCGATCAATATGAGCCGGAAGTACCTGTGTTATTACCGTGGCAGAAATTCTGTAACTGATAAAATAGGTGTGGCTTATTATCAGTGATGAAATTTTTTATATATGTATTAATTGCTATTCACAAGTAATTTGAGTGTTTGTTGTGGTTGGTAACATTGTGTTGAAGTAAATCATGATAGACTGAATTTTGATGTGATGAGATATAATAAATTTGTGCTTTGTTAATTATTTTAAATGTACAGGAGAGTAGTATGTATATAAATAAGTTTGTGCCTGTTTATACATTATTAATTCTCATTTATTCTTTTAATGCCAGCGCTGAGTGGACAGGAGATAAAACGAACGCCTATTACTCAGACGAAGTTATCAGTGAATTACATGTTGGTCAGATAGATACTAGTCCTTATTTTTGCATAAAAACGGTTAAAGCTAACGGTAGTGGTACACCAGTTGTTGCATGTGCGGTATCAAAGCAGAGCATATGGGCACCCTCCTTTAAAGAACTTCTTGACCAGGCAAGATATTTTTATAGTACAGGGCAATCCGTAAGGATTCATGTTCAAAAAAATATCTGGACCTATCCGCTTTTTGTAAATACCTTTTCAGCAAATGCTCTTGTGGGACTATCATCGTGCAGTGCGACACAATGCTTTGGACCCAAGTAAGAGGGGAGAAGAAATAATGAAAAAGTTAATATTCTTAACCTTATCTATAGTTAGCTTTAATAACTATGCAGTAGATTTTGTGTATCGTGTGGACTCAACCCCGCCGGACGTTATTTTTCGCGATGGGTTTTCACTACTTGGGTATAACCGTAACTTTCAGCAATTTATCAGTGGAAGGTCATGTAGTGGTGGAAGTAGTGACAGTCGCTATATTGCAACAACCTCAAGTGTTAATCAAACATATGCTATAGCCAGAGCGTACTATTCTCGCTCAACATTCAAAGGTAATTTATACAGATATCAGATTCGTGCAGATAATAATTTCTACAGCTTGCTCCCATCCATCACCTATCTGGAAACGCAAGGTGGTCACTTTAATGCTTATGAAAAAACGATGATGCGATTGCAAAGAGAGTATGTTTCCACATTATCTATTTTACCCGAGAATATTCAAAAGGCCGTGGCGCTTGTTTATGATAGCGCAACAGGTCTGGTAAAGGATGGTGTAAGCACAATGAATTCCAGTTATTTAGGTTTAAGCACTACGTCTAATCCTGGCGTGATACCTTTTCTTCCGGAACCGCAGACGTATACCCAACAACGAATTGATGCATTCGGCCCATTAATAAGTTCATGCTTTTCAATAGGTAGCGTATGTCAATCACATCGAGGGCAAAGAGCTGACGTATACAACATGTCTTTTTATGATGCAAGACCTGTAATAGAACTTATACTTTCTAAATAAATGAAACTTACCTATGTTGCCTATTAAATTAAACAGACCGTTTATTAGTGGTCTGGTTAATATTGTTTATTAAGTTGGCTATCCACTTAAGTTTATATACTTCAATAAGTTTTTTATCAGATTCATTGCATTATCAATCATAGCATTCAGGTACGTATTTTATTAATATTAGAAGGAGTCATTATGACTAAAGATGAAATCTTTGCAGCTATCCTTAGTAGAGAAGGTGGTTACGTTGATCACCCTGACGACAGGGGGGGACCAACGCATTGGGGTATAACCCTGACGACGGCCCGGGCTAATGGCTATATGGGGGATATGCGGAATCTTACCCGTAATCAAGCATTAAAAATCCTTGAGGCAGATTATTGGTATGGTCCACGACTTGATCAGGTTGCCATTATCTCTCACTCTATCGCAGCTGAGCTTTGTGATACTGGTGTGAACATGGGACCCTCAATCCCGATTAAGTACTTCCAGCGTTGGCTTAATGTTTTTAATGATCAGCAAAAAATTTATCCGGATTTGATAGCAGATGGTCAGATTGGGCCACGGACGCTTTCGGCACTAACATTTTTTCTCTCTCACCGGAGAGATGAGGGCGAAATGATACTTATCCGGGCATTGAATTGTAGTCAGGGACAACGCTATCTGGAGTTAGCTGAAAAGCGCCAGGCGAATGAGTCATTTGTTTATGGATGGATAAAGGAACGGGTAAGGTTGTAATTCCCTTACTTACCACTATGGCGGTTTGTGATGATAGCATATAATGATATATTCACACAGAGAACTGGTGAAAGCCACTAAGTCTCATTATTACTATATTAAGGCGTCAGGTTTTTCTATAGTTCTTTGTGTGTTAAAAACAAGAAATTAATTATGTTGTATGGTATGAGAATGATAGTATTTCCAGCCAAATATTCTTACGGCTAAATACATTATTATCCTTTTCCATTTTGGCACGCCCAGAACTTTCATTCCATCCAGGAATATGAGATCGGACTCTTTTCTGTTACGTAATGGATAATGATACAGGTAGTCATGAATGATTGCCGCTTTGGCATATTCACCATCCGGTGGTAATAATGACCAGAAAATACGCGGAACAGTGGCAAGGTCGGTAACGAATCCTACCGGTACTTCAATGACATCATTTTTATCTTCACTGAGATAAAACCTGAATGGCTCATAAACACGCCATTTATAATGACCTAACATTTCCATAATTGCTGGACTGGTAAAACAACTCATAATTTTACCTTATAATAAATATATATTCTGCACCTTACGCTCAAAGTACATGTCGTCAACGCTATTTACTCATTAACAGCTTCGTGCCAAAAAGGCTACGGGATAATGATCAGAAGCGAGTTGTGGATTACGTAATGCTTCAACCCTTTGTGAATAAGGTGCTCGATCGACAATGACCCCATAATCTAAAATACCACCGCCAATTTGCGTGGGTTCTGTAGGTGCGAGTACGGCTACAACTCGTTCCAGATGCTCAGTCATCAGGTCATTTTCAAGTCTGTCTGGGCTGCGATTAAAATCCCCGGCAAGAAACCAGGATAAATGCCGCATCTGAGGTTGTCTAAAAAAATTAATGGTAACCCTGACAATAGCTGCAGCATCCGGACCTCCACTAGCCAGTGCGTGCGCTGTCAGAAAAACATCATTACCCAGTCCGATGCCAATGACGGGGCGAGATGCGACAGTTGTCGGACGCAAGACATAAACATTATCCGCTCTTTGTCTGGAAACTATTGCCAGATTAACACGGCGTGCTCCAACATCAATAGCCGAGTGGTAGATATATCTTATATCCTGACGGCTGGTGGTTCCGAGATTCCAGGTGTATTCATCAATGGGAATACCCACTCCAAAAGGCTGAATATGTCGTCCGGTAGGAACCGCTGAGGTGGGAACAGCACCGGCCTCCTGTACCATAAGAATATCCACACCGGCAGTACCACTTAAAAGCTGTCTGACATTGACATTCCATTTACTTTCTGTAGATGCTGAAGAGCCCTGAAGATTCCAGGTCATAACTTTGTAGTCACTGATATTAGCGCAGGCAAAAGAAATATAGCTGCAGATGATCATGGTCAGAAGGAAAAAAACAGGTTTTTTCATGATATCTACTCTCCCGATTATTACTTTTTTATCTGAATGATATATGTGTTCATAACCCATTGTTTCATGACGTTGATTTTATTCTGGCTATGCCTGACTTGTTTCTGGTTCTATGTCTTGTGCAGGTAGTAAGATACATAGTCTAACGTCAATAAAACTAAAATAGATGTCTATTACAGAGGTAAAATGATAGTTTATTCAGTACAATCAATTAATTATTGTTAAGACTAAAGAGACAACTATAGATAAATAGCTAACTGAATTTAAAACTCCATTCGCTTAACTCATTGTAACTGTATTGGGTTGATTTATTTGCGGAAAGAAAGATTCGATATCATTGGTACTTTATAAGTAAACATAATTTTTTCATTACCAGGATTATTATATCCCTGTGTGGAAGGTAACATTTCATCTATTCTCACTCTTGTAGTGACACAGTAAATTTAGTCACCTGATTAAAGGTGATCTTCTCACCTCAACACAAAACAGGTGACTTAATGAACAAGAACACCGGACAAATTAATGGTTACATCTTGAACGACTACAACAGCGTCAGACCTCACCATTATAACGGTGCACTGACGCCGGAAAAACCTGAGAACAGGTACCGTTTTTACTGTAAAACCGTGACCAATAGTGTCGATGCGCAGCAAAACGTATAATTCGTTGATAGGGCTTACAGGCGTGGCACTGGGCAAAACGTTCAGTGGCAAGGACTGGCGCTGGAGCAGTCGGCATTTGGCAAATAGCATATTGACCACGCGATAAACGCCAACTTCCGCTACATGTTCTGAGTGGTGGCGTTTGCGTTATATCGTCACAGACAGCGCCTCAGGGCGCTGTTTTCGATCGGATATGTCGCTTTCGCAGGAGGGGACGTTATTCGGCGACCAGCCACATATCAGCCTCTTCAAACATCTCTTCCAGCATACGGTGCAGCCGTTCTTTCTCGGTTTTTGTACAGTCACTGTTTAATGCGTTCGCCTGCATTGGCTTAACTTTCACTTGCGCATCGGGAAAAAGTTGATGTACGCGTTTTGTGAGTTCATTGAGGATGATTTCGCGTGCGCCTGGCAAACCTTCAACATTTCGCTTGTCATAAACGAGTTCGACGAACATCGCCATTTCCTTTTTACTGGTTGGATGACCAGTATTTAAGCTGGGTATATAACCGGTGTCAAGGTTTAGCCGCCGTTTTGTCATCCTGACGTTGCGGACGTAAAGTAAATTGATCGCACGTGGAAGTAAAGGTCGCTAACCTGTTGTCGTGTCATGAGGTTAGCGGCTCTCTCTTCACAGCGGTGTCCTGCTACCTGATGGTAAATTCCAGGGCGCGACTAAAATCGCAATCGGCCAACACAACAGGGTCGCCTTTTCTGACAATAATGCTATTTGTGCCCAGGCATTTTCGGCTCTGTTTCCCCTTAATTTTGTTATCATCAGTGAGCCAGCGCTGGTTATCATTACCCGTGCATGAATAAAGAATGATTGGCGTGCCTTCTTTCGTACCCTGTCCTGCAGCATCCAGACATTTCTCACCCTGCGTGATTCTGTCTCGGTGAAATGAGAAAAGCTGAGATTGCACATGCTTACACTCCCGCAGCGTCAAACGATTCTGTTGATCTGAGCCTGTATCAAGGCACAGACCATCAGTTGTCCGAATTTGTTCCGCGTCATTTATGTAATAACCACCGGAATTAATCTGGTTTTGTGTAATGACTGGGAACGACACATTAATACTATAAGGTGCGGGTAAGCCGTTCGTCGTACATCCACATAAAATAGAGGAGAGGCAGAGAACCAGTGTGGTTTTTCCTGAAAGCAAAGTCATTCAATTATTACCCTAAAAATAAATAGCGTTACAACTATATTGGCGATTTATACCCACTGAATATGACGTAGCATTGAGCGGCAATAGAGATAATTCCGATAGAATCACATAAATACTTCGGTTAAACGCGCGCAGCCTGCCACTCCTGTGACGATGGGTATATAGCGTTAAATACTTTTGCAATATTAGATGCTATCACAGTGAAAAACGGCTGTACATTTCTTCACGTTAAACAAAGTGAGAAGGGGGCTGACACCTGATATATGATAAAAGAGGTCACAGGAGTCATTAGCAAAATAAATCCTTTAGATTTTCGCCACTGAAAACATTCTGCAGCCTTTCAGGCAAAGCCTCATAGCAGACTGCGGAGGTATACGGACTCGCTAAATTTTTCTGAAAAAATGCCGAGTGACGAATTATGAAAGATAAACGTTGGCGGCGGTAGGTCCGCGGAGGTCATTAATACGACAAAACTCAACGCGTATACCGGGGATAAGCGCTTCTGTTTCGTGTTGGCTAAATGCTGAAATGTGGACCTGAACATCTTTGCGTCCATCGGAGGGGGTGATGAGACCTTTACCGCTCTTACAATCAAAGGTTTTGACAATTCCTGTCATTTTACGAGACAAACAAATTCCTTAAACGGGATAACGAGGCGCACTATACACGTCAGGAAAAATAATGCCAGCTATATTTGATGGCAATCAAGATTTCCGGATGGCTAAAAGTAGTCGTTCGGCAGCATTGTAGATATTGTAGATAAATAACATTATGTTCTGGAGAAAGTATTCCCTTTCCTGGCGTCGTTGACTGGTGCGGACATCATGGGTTTTGTCGTCGGGCAGGACGGTGAACTAATCTGCCTGGCTTGCTTTTTATCGGTACTTGCAGGCGGTTGCGGGGTTTTACTACCAAAATCGTAGATAAAAATTTCCCATGATGCCTGTTGTAAACCAGAACAATGGTCTGAACTGGCCAAAACATGGAATGAAAAAGTAAGTAATGACCAAAGTATAAAAGCATGATGTTTCATAACGCCTCCTGTTATACGCAATGACTTGTGAAGTTCATCTCCAGAATTATGGAACGTCATTGGCATTTTTTATTCAACGAAGAGTTAACCATTCTTAATAATAATGGGTTTTATAGAGAAATAGACTTTTTTATCGGGTTTTCAATATTTGCGTCCGTTATTATTTTTCTGGAATGTAAATTCTCTCTCAATACAGGTGATATTTATATTGTAATTGTGGTATTGATTCTATTCTTATAACAAGAAATGTTGTAACTGATAGATATATTAAAAAGGTTAAATCGGAGCGGGAATAAAGCGTGCTGAGCATCATAGTGAATATGGTTACGGCACCAGCGATGGCATATAACGGTATTTCGGCTGGAGCGTCAAGTGAGGGCTGTGAAGCACAATGAGATATGTTCTGGTTATATGGCGAGTTTGCTTACTGATATGTTTCTAGTCACGCGGCGTCAGTTCTCTTAGCATGGTTGTTGGATTTTTCTTTAAATATCAAAATGTTATGTGGTGAATTTATTGTTCCATAGTGGCTAAACACTTTATAGTTTCTGTTAAATATATATGCGTGAGAAAAATTAGCATTCAAATCTATAAAAGTGAGATGACATTGTAGAACCGGTTACCTTAAGGAGCGATAGAGAACTTCGGTAGTAAAAATCTCTTTCAGGAAGTAAACGTATCAGGAGCGATAGTGGTGAATTATTCGTGGTTTTGTCGATTCGGCATAGTGGCGATAACTGAATGCCGGATCGGTACCGCAGGTGTTTAAACACACCGTAAATAATAAGTAGTATTAAGGAGTTGTTATGAAAAATATTATTTTATCCACTTTAGTTATTACTACAGGCGTTTTGGTTGTAAATGTTGCACAGGCCGATACTAACGCCTTTTCCGTGGGGTATGCACAAAGTAAAGTTCAGGATTTCAAAAATATCCGAGGGGTAAATGTGAAATATCGTTATGAGGATGACTCTCCGGTAAGTTTTATTTCCTCGCTAAGTTACTTATATGGAGACAGACAGGCTTCCGGGTCTGTTGAGCCTGAAGGTATTCATTACCATGACAAGTTTGAGGTGAAGTACGGCTCTTTTATGGTTGGGCCAGCCTATCGATTGTCTGACAATTTTTCGTTATACGCGCTGGCAGGTGTCGGCACGGTAAAGGCGACGTTTAAAGAACATTCCACTCAGGATGGCGATTCTTTTTCTAACAAAATTTCCTCAAGGAAAACGGGATTTGCCTGGGGCGCAGGTGTACAGATGAATCCGCTGGAGAATATCGTCGTCGATGTTGGGTATGAAGGAAGCAACATCTCCTCTACAAAAATAAACGGCTTCAACGTCGGGGTTGGATACCGTTTCTGA